AGGGGTCTTAGTCAGAAACAAAAGGTGCTAGTTCAGCACACCTTCCACATCCAGTAACGTATAATGAAATCAATGGCTCTCTCGGAAAGAACGGCGGAATTTCAACGATTTGATACGATTGGTATACCATTGGAATACCATTCGCCACGGATTGTTTGTTGGAGAATGTTGGAGAATGGAGGATGCTGAATGCCTAGGATAAGGAAAACCGGAGCGGTCTACCCCATCCGCCACGAGCAGCGGAAGACACTCAAGGACGGCACGGTAAAGACATACGTGAACTGGCAGGCCAAGGTGGACGGCCGATGGGTGTCCGCCAAGACCTACAAGGAATGCGACAGGAAAATAGCCGAAGCCCTCAAGGAGAAAACCGAATGGGGCATGGGCGTGGACCGCGCCACCCGTCTCGGGGAATACGCGGCGCAATGGTTCGAGCTGAAACGACGCGACCTCAAACCCGCGTCCACCGGCAACTACGCGAGCCTCATAAGCGTCCACCTGAGCAGGTACGCGAACGAGAAGCTGGGCGAAGTGACCGCCTCGGCGGTGCAGCGCATGATAGCCAACATGCGCAACCTCGACGGCACCCCATGCTCATACGACCGGCAGTTGGGTTTCTACAACATCCTGAACCAGATATTCAAGGCGGCGGTGGCCGACCGGCTGATACCAACCAGTCCCGTCACCAGCGCGGCAAGGCCGAAACGCAGGGACACGGGATTGGCCGGGGACCGGCGCACCATCAACGGGCCCGTGGTCGTTTCGACGGACAAGCGCAGCGGCTCGCAGGACCGCAAGGCGTTCACCGTGAAGCAGATGCAGGACATGCTCGAAGCGTCCTCCGACGACCTGTTCATGGGCGCACGCCAATGGTGGAGGCTGCTCACCGGCATGAGGCAGGGTGAGATACTTGGAGCCACATTGGACGATCTCGACCTGTGGCGGGACAAGACGTTGGAGACACCGGAAAGCGGCGAGATATGGATAGGCACCTACACGGTGAACTGGAAACTGGAAAGCCTCGACAAGGAGCATGGGTGCGGGGAGCCCGGCAGGGACGGAAGATACCCGTGCGGTTTCAAACGGCCTTCGAGCTGCCCCCGATACCGGTGGAAGGTGCCGGACGGATACGACATGATACACCTGTGCAAGGGGTACGCGTTGACGCCGCCGAAGTCCGCGAGAGGCAAGGTCGTGCCGATAATCCCCCAGTTGGGCACCGTCATGCACCGGTATCTGGAAGCCACGGAGAGCATCATCCCGAACCCGTACAACCTGATATTCAGGACGCGCGAAGGACTCCCGATATCCGCGTTTGATGACAGGGCCGGTTTCCGCGACCTCATGCGCAGGGCGGGCATCCCCGACTACGAGAACCGGTACGGGCATGAATGCCGCAATTCCGTCGTATCGCTCCTGTTCCACATGAAGGTTGACGCCGGCATCATCCAACGCATCGTCGGCCATTCGTCCGTGGAAATGAGCGAGCATTACCGCACCGTGCCGATAGAGGATTTGATGCGAGGCATGGAGACGATAGGCGACGGGCTCGATTTGAAGCAGATCGAATGGAAGGCTTGATCTGGTCAGGTTCGAGCTTGACGTCATGCGTGTCGCCAAGCATAATTGAAGTGTCTCATGAAACGTTAATAGCCAACCGAAATAAGCAAAACATACTTGGATGGTGAGCGTCTGGTATGCGTCAAGTGCCGTGGCCCCAGCAGGGTCACGGCACTTTTCATACGAACAGCAATGGTCTCGTCCTCCAATACAGGAGAACGGGACCAATCTTCATTCCGATACGTCAGTAATCGTAGGAATCGGAATCGTCACTGTATTTTGAATCGTAATATGAGTACAGGGATTGCTCTAGCTGCTCCTGATCCCGCTGCTCCTGAATATCATACATCATGAAGCTGAAGCCTATCGCGGCGACGATGCCTCCGACGACTCCGATGATAATCCATGCGACCAGCGTTGCGCCAACGATGGTGCCGAACGTGACCGGTTTGGCCTGCGCCTCCTTCTCCAACTGCTTCTTCTGCAACAGCAGTACCTCACGTTGCAGTTGTTCGGTGGTTTTGTCCGCGTCGGAAACCTGTTGTTGCGGCTGCGCCGGTTTGACCGTCGCCGGTTGACTGTCTGGAATCGGCTTCTGCGGATTGTTGTCGCTCATAGTTCAATCACCCTTCTTCTCTCCATTGGGGTTGGTGAGCTAATTGTATCCACGAACCGTGTTCCCTGATTGCAAGAAACACGGATAGGGTGCATAATCATGCGGCCCGTGCGGCAAGATTGTCATGCAGCCATCGCTGGTAGTCCAACAGGACGCCCACGGTGATGCCCAGTTCCTGCGCCATCGCGTAGGGTTCTCCCCCGTACAGGTCTTCCGCCTTCATGTATTCGATGGGGTTTATCAGGGCGAACGCCGTCTCCTTGCGGGTCAGGCATTCCTCCTTCTCGCGGCTCAATAGTCTGAGCCCGTCATCGAAATGCCTCGCATGGATAAGCTCATGCTGCAACGTGCATACCCGTTGTTCCACACTCATGGTGGGGTCAATGAACGCGGTGCGGGTATCGGGATCGTATTCCCCGCACTGCGTATCATTGAAATCCCTATCCTCTATAAGGACTCCCATGAGGCGCGCCTCAAGGGTCAGGTCAGTCCAAGTCTTCACCGCGACCGGACTCCGCACGCTTGTTATCATCCCGATAAGCGGCCTTCTCTACTTCTATCTTTCTGCCTATGACCTTTTCAAGCTGGGACGCAGCGGAAGCCACAGGAGACAAAGAAGCCTTAAAATGCGCTGTCTGCATGATTACTCCAGCATCGGCACCTAAAGCCTTGCATAGATCTCCTAGTACATCAACCGGAATCTGACGCTGGCCTTTAAGGTAACGGAGAACGGTAACAGGGCTGACGCCCACTTCCTCTCCGATTTCATCGTTGGTTTTGCCGACTCTTGCTTTTTGCGCCCGCAGCTCTTCGGCAACTGCTGCTGCGAAACGGTCTCCATATTCAGTCATGGATAAAGAATATCACAAAATAGAGAGAGAATTAACCAAATAGATAAAAAACTAGCTTGACGGATTATCCAAGCAGTGCCATAATTAACCATATGGTTAATCAAGAAAGCATCACCAAGCAAACTGCTCGAAAGCTGAGGGAAGCCCTCAAGGCCGCAGATAGGTCTGTGAGGTGGCTTTCCAACCAGTCCGGCACTCCCTACGCAACACTGACCCGTCAACTGAAGGGGCAGTCAACCATAGGAATCGGACAGGTTGCAACCTATGCGGAATGTCTGAACTTAACACCGATGGACATTCTGCCCGACTTCTTCTCACCAAGCGCCTCTAACAAGCCTTCTGACATGGAGGTAACAGCATGAAACGGCATGTCAGCCTTCCTCCGAAGAGTCGGAGAACCGCGAGACGCGGATACACCCACCGATACACGGTTTCCGTCCACATGATTGAGTTACGCAACCGCAATTTCGTAAGACAACTCAAGAACGATATCGCCTCCGGTCTTATCGGGGACGTGGAACTTCGCGGCTTCGGCCTTGAGGAAAGCATGGCGATGGGCGTACTGCTGGACACGGACCCGGCAAAGCTCGCGTCCAGCAGCGACATTCCGGTAACCATCAGTCTTCTCGACCGGCATGAGGCGTTCGTCACGTTCGGTGAATACCGGCTCATGAAACAGGAACGCCTGATGGACTGGCTGGACATGGTTCAGACGGGAACGTTCAGGACCACACCGGATATTGAACCGTCCACGGAAGTCCTGCCCCGTCTACATAAACCAGAAGGAGCAACGGCATCCACTCCCCTCGACGCCATTCGTCTGATGATGGACCGATACGAATCGAAGAATCATGTACAAGACTAAGTCCAAGACCAATGAGCATGGGGAACATGTCTACGACTCCCCTGCTATCGGCCTGGTGATGTACGACCCGTTGGAGGCGGATGTCACGAAGACCTTTGAAGCCCACATTTTCAAAGGCGAGGCGCATCCGGGATACGTAAAGGTGACGGCACCGCTTTCCGTATGCGAAAAACTGACCCCGGAACAGGCCCGCGAGATAGCGAAAGCGCTCAATGACCTGGCGGATAAGGCCGAATCCTTTCCGAAGGAACTTAACCCGATAGGCAAGGTGACGATATGAGTGACGGCAACTATTCGTATGCCTCGGATTCGTCGGAGCGTGTTGCCGACGAGCTGAACATTCTCAACACGTGGATGGCTCAGATCGTGGAAACCGGGCTTCCCCAAATCTCCGCGCAGTTGGCGGAAATCTGGGGAGAACAGGTCAAGCGTCGCGAGTCAGACTCCGAGTTTGTCCAGACGGTCGGAAAGCTCGCGCTGGTTGGCGGCGATAACGTCAATGGCCTTGGCTGTGGAGTCCATCGACGTTTTGATGTGTCTCAGCCAGGTCTCGGCGTTGTTGGAGGCGTTCAGGAAGCTCATGTCTCCCCTGATCTCCCGAGCCGCTTTTTGAAGCGCGTCGATGTCGGTCATTTTTCATTCTTCCTTTCGGGTTTGGCATGTGGTTTGGCGATTACAAGCCTAATCCGAAAGGGCCTTTAAACGATATTCACAAGAGAAAGAAAACAATGGTCAGTTCAGATCGTAATCTCTCGCAGAAGCTCGTGGTCGAGGAACGTCGCACCCGTGAATACTTCACCGGCAACGTCACTGCCGAAGGTCTTATCAATGCGGAAATCGACACCGATTACGGTGCCCGTCCCCTCACTCCAAGTCAGGCGCGTTTCGCCGCCAAGGCCCTTGAGGACTTGGCTGACTGCGCCGACGAGAAGAACGAGGAATAACAAGTCTTGCCGCAGTGGGTCGTTTTTTATCCACCTATCGACTACAGGCAAATAAATACCATACTGCGATCTGCTGCGGCAACCATCGGCCGGAACCCTTCGGGGTGTCTGGACACGCACCATCGTCACCACGCCATAGGACTCGTCATCCATCTCTCACGGTTGGTCAACATTGCAACACGGTGACGGCAAGGACGTTCTCGGTTCGAATCCGAGTCCGGCCACGCGGAAAGGACATGTCATGAACAGGAAAACGTATGGGGCGCACTGCTCCGGCTGGCAGCATTCCATGGACGAACGCCGCCACATGGTTGAGAACCTTATGCTGCTTGCTGTCGTGACGGTGACGGTATGCGGGTTCCTTGTCCTCGCGTTCCAACCGTATGCGGGACCGTGGAGCATTCTGGCGGGCTTCTGCTGCTGTACCCCACTGACGTTCTCCCACCTCCTAAGCGAGTAGCCATAATGCTTCCGGCCGGGGTCTTTTTATTCCTTACCTTCCTCCCCGGCCGGTGGAGCCAAGCGCACGGTGGCCGTGGTCGTGAAGCGTTCCGATGTCATGGACTTCACGATCACACCCGGGTCCGACTCCCGGCTTGGCGCTCAGAAAAATTTAACCCCTTCGCGTCCTGCGTCGAAACCAGCAAAACAAGGGTTTCGGACGTGTCAGCACCGGCGTAGAAGGACAACCAAATAATCAAGCCCAGTGAAGGGAAACAATCATGGAACTCACCCCATTCGACCGTATGAGACTACTCAGCGAGGCGCGTGGACTATTGCCGCAGGACGAGCTTGAACGTCGGGCACGTCTGATTCTCGACGGTTCCGCCGCTCCTTCCAAGACATCGAAGGAACCCGACTTGCCTCGTCTCATCATCAGCGACTTCCTACGTTCGAAAGGATTCGAGCCGATGAAGAAAAACGCCCTCCATTTCGGCTCCCGTTTGGCCGAGAACTACAAGACGAAGTTCGGCGTCTACCCGCCGAAGCACGGGAAGACCTACATCTACTACGAGATCGACAGGCCTCTCATGGAGGAGACGTGGGCTCAGATTCAGACGGAGGACGCCGACTGATGGCATCTGATTTCAACTCCATCGCCAGAGCAATCCGTTATCTCGGTGATTGCGTCCGTTATCTCGCGGACAAGTATGTGGCCGTGAACGATCGCGTGTACTCGGATTGGAACGAGGCGTCGAAGGTCGTGGGAGACGTTGGCCGCGACCATGTGGCCGATTATGCGGAGGCGTCGCACAAGCAGGGCAAGTCGCGTACTTGGCGTCACAGTCACCTGATGGAACGCGAGGAACAATTGTCCATGCAGTCGAGGGGTTCTCATGTTGACCCCGAATGATGTCCGGCATAGAAAGTTCCGCACGTATCGTTCCCTGCTTTACGGAGAGGTCTACGACGCGGAGGACGTTGACGATTTTCTCGACTCGGTGGCCGACACCATCAAGGTTTTAGGCAAGGAAGTACTCAAAGCAAGAAAGGAGTGGCAATGACCGTCGAGCAGATGGCCGATGACGATTACTTCGCGTTTGACGCGGTGGACCAGACCGCGTTGAAGAAGTATCTGGTCAGCCCGTTGGCGTATTCGCAGTATCTGACCGGCGAGCATTCGTCCTCCCCCCAGTTCGAGTTCGGGAAGGCGGCTCACAGTCTCATATTGGGCAGTGGCCCCGAGGTGCTGGTGAAACCGAACCTACGCACCAAGGAAGGCAAAGCCAGGTATGCGGAGACATTGAAACTGCATGAGGGCGAGGATATCGTATGGCTTTCCCCCGATGATGTGGAGAAGGTCGAGGCCATGCGGGACATGGTTGGAGATTTCTTCACGAAGCTGGATGGTCAGCCGGAGGTGGCGATGATCGCCGCCGACCCTGATACCGGATTGTTGATTAAGGGCAAGGCGGACTGGTTGCCGTCCACTCCCGACCCGGATGGTGTGCTGCGTATCCGTGATTACAAGACCACGGTGAAGTCGCCGGACGAGTTCGAGCGTTCCTGCTGGCAGTACGGGTATCACATTCAGGCCGCGTTCTACATGCGTCTCTACCGGTTGACGATGCCCGAATATAAGGGGCCGTTGGGTTTCGAGTTCGTCGTGCAGGAGAAGAACCCGCCGTTCGACTGGATGCGCTACGAGATTCAGGAGGATTCGCCCATCATCACCGAACTGGCGGAACCGAAGATAAACCACGCCTTGCAGGGCATCAGATGGTTCCGTGACAACACGGAGGACCCGTTGGAGGCCATGAGGGCCTACGGGTTGCCTAAATACCCGAAGGATGTCGTGTTCCCCGACTGGAAGCTGTTGGAGGAAGAGGAGGAGATTGAATCATGGCGGTAATTAAGAAGGACGCTCAGGGCGGTCGTGGCACGTATGCGACCCTGGCTCAGGTCGTGAACTATGTGGACGAGCAGGGGTTCGACCTGCAATGGCCGACCCAGTTGGTTGACGGACGCCTGTATGTGGATACGGCCGTCAGGAAGAAGGGCACGGACAAGTGGATTGCCAGTAATTGTCTTATCCCGGTCGAGGTGGGTGATTCGCGTGGCATGAGCGTCATGCAGGCCCTCGGTTCCGCATTGACGTATGCGCGACGCTACAGCACTTGCGGCGCGTTCGGACTGGCGACCACGGATGATGACGGTGAGACGAGCGGCTACAAAAAGCGTTCTGTCAAGGGTATGACCGACGAGCAGAAAACACAGATCGACCGGATTCTTGAAGACTGCAAGATTCCGGTGGGCCAGGAGAACGGTTTCATCGGCAATGTCCTGCAAACGCGGGTCGCTTATGGCACGTTGACCGAATATCAGGCGCAACGGTTCATCGACGCTTACCGACAGCACAACGACAAGGTTAAGGAGGCTCCTAGTGAGCAGTGAGATTGGTTTGAACGACGTGAAACCGGGCATGTGGGTTGAGTTTGATGATGCGGACTGGCATTATGCGGGCGAACTGCATGAGATGAAGAACCCGGAAAGCATGGTGGACGTTCTCATCATGAGTATGGGCCATAAGCCGCCACTGTACATCGAGACCGAGGATGAAGGCAATCTCGTGGTTTTCTTGGATTTTGGCGATGGGTACAGTACCGGTTCCGCTCGGAACGTGCATGTGTACGAGTCGAAGCCCGAGACGGAATCCGTCAAGCAGGCTGAAGATGATGACAAGAAACCGTTCTGGAAAGGCAAGACCTGCGGGGAGCTGGAAGGGCTGCGTGTCAAGATAACGTGGAATAACGGCGACACGATGACCAGTACGCTCGACATGGTGGGAAACGTTGCTCATTGCGTCTCTCTTTCTCCCGCCATTCGTTCATCCTCGACTTTCGTCCCTTACTCCGGTATCAAGTCCATCGAACTGGTGGATGATGCTTTCCGTGAGCGTATCACCGACATCACGAAGGTCATGGTGAAGGACACGGTGGTGCTGAAGTCCGGCAACAGATACACGGCGGTCGATGTACGTCCCTACTGCGAGAACGGCCAGACCCTGTACCTGCGTGCCGAGGAGTTCGGCGCTTTGGACGGCTGGTGGGCGTATGACGAAGACTTCCAGTATGCGGTTCACAGGACCTTCGACAAGTTTGGATGGCCGTTGAGGACCGGCTTCTACAAGGATAACGCGAAACAGGTATGGTATTTCGACGCCAAGCAGAACAACCTCATGCGCATGTTCACCGATGACGGTTCTCCGGCCCAGTCCACCCAGTCGCCCGTATACGATTACGGACGGTTCAAACGTCTCGCCGACGAACAGAATCTATGGCCGTTGGCGGAGACGAGTCTGGTGGTGGAGGCCTCGTGAAGTTCACCCCGAGGCAGGGCTGCAAGTGCGCCAGATGCCTGTGGGCTCACGGGGACAAGATCACGCTCCCCCAATGCCCCACATGCGGTGCCGTTGATTGCGCCGGAGCCCAATCACACATGCTGGTCTGCAACAGGCGGGCCATGGAGAAACACAAGACGAACAATCACAGGAGGAATGCGTAATGGCCGGAGAACCAAGCATCGAGTTTACCGGATATGCGGGAGAGATCAAGGATTTTCAGGATTCCAGTATTCTCAACGTCAGCGTCCATCCGGGTTACACGGATAAGAACACGAACCAGTGGGTTGACAAGGAGCCTCAGTTCTATGGTGTGCGTCCCTTGTCGAATCAGGCGAAGGATGCTTTGAATCAGGTTCGCCAGTTGAAGTCCCAGCCGAACATGAGCGTGAAGGTTCTTGTGAACGGCAGCTTGTCCAAAAGAGTGTCGGAAAAGGATGGGAAACGGTATGAGAATTGGGATGTCGCGGCCCGCACCATTGCGGTGTTGAGCGCGAAACCCAAGGCCCAGCAGTCTGGTTTCCAACAGTCGCAGCAGCAGTATCAGCAAGGATTCCAGCAGCCGCAACAGGGATTCCAGCAACCGCAACAGCAGTATCAGCAGCCTACGGACCCGTGGAGCCAACCCCAGGACGAATACGGAAATGGGCAGATCTAACCCGTCCCAACACGTCAAGGATTTGGTGGACGCACGCGACCAATACCGGTGCGTCCGCTGCGGCAAACCATTCCATTGGAGCGGTTTCAGCCGGCATCATCGCAGACTCCGGTCACACAAGTGGCCGGGACTGCATGAGGCGTCGAACCTCATCTTGGCGTGTGGGAGTGGCGATACGGGATGTCATGGGTGGATTCACGCCCATCCGCGTGAGGCCATGAGCTTGGGGTACATCGTGAGCGGTTTCAACGATCACCCCGAACTGGTGCCGATTCTCACCGCCCAACATGGTTGGGTGCTTCTGGACGATAAGGGAGGTTGGACGCGATGCGAACCGCCGAAGCAGTAAGCCTGTTGTTCATCCTGTTCTGCCGTGACCCGCAGTTTCGGCGGGCGTTGTACAAGCTCGACCCTGTGTTGTTCAGCAGGTTCACTAATGGGGAGGTGTGGCTGTGAACGTTGATGACATGACCGATGAGGAGTTCATCGACTATTGCCGGAACGGCGGCGAACTGTCCGGCCTGATAACTGAACGTCATCCGAAATGCGATTGGTGCGGTGGCATGTGCCGGGTCGGCAAGGATGGCATGTGCCGGAACTGTCGTGTCAGGGAACGGCGGCGAACCGACCCCGAGTATGCGCAGCATCTGCGTGATCTGGCGAATCGGCGGAACGCTCGTAATCGTGAGAAACGTAATGAGTATGCACGCCGGTACCGGTCGGAGCATTTGGCTCAGGCTCGGGCTTCGGCTCGTAAGTATGCCGCCGCCCATCAGCGTGAGATGGCTGAATACCATCGCCGTTGGAGGTCGGAGCATCCCGAGAAATACGCCCAGTATGAGGCGAAGCGGAAACGTAAACGACAACTAGCCAAGGAGGCTGTCAATGAGTGAGAAACCATTCTGGGCAGGTAAGACCCTTATGGAGATTCAGAATCTCGATAAGCGAGTCAAGGTGACAATGGAGAACGGAGACGTATTCATAGGGAAGCTCGTGCGGCGTTCCAGAGACACGGACGGTATATGTAGCCTTTCGATGCAACTCGACGCGCATCGAACATATTTACACGTGTTCTCGGCTGAATCATCTGATACGCAGCCCATCATTCCCAGTTACGTCGATACCGTCGAATTGTTGGATGACCCCAACTACGAGCGTATCGAGGAGGCTGATGACCTCCAAGAGAAAGATATTGCCGTTATGCTCGACGGCAACCGCTACAAGGTCACAGATGTGGAAAAAGGCCGTAACCGATTCTGGGGTCGGGTATACGGCGCTGTCGGGCCGGAATGTATCGCCCTTGGCTTCAACGCCTTCACCTACGGACTCCGTCCGAAGCCCCGGCTTCCTGACAAGCCTGGACTGTGGTTGGACAAGGACGATAACACATGGGTGATGGGCGAGAATGCCTTTCCACTCACGTGTATTGATGCCGGTAATTGGAGTATCACGCGCCCGCAGTTCTCAACGGATAGCGTTCAGGTTCTAAATGCTGCACCGTTCCGATTGGCTAAGGCGGTGGAAGCATGAGCAATCGTATTGTGAAATTGCCCTCGGTCGAATCTTTCGGCCGTCTCACGCCCGACAAGTGGCTGGCCTTGAAGAATCTGGAAGAGAGCGCCGAACTGGTCGAAGCCTGCAAACAATACCTGAAAGCCAGCGACCCGACAGACCCGAGCGGCATTGGCCGGGAGTTCGATGATCATGCGAACTGCCTCGCCTGCTTCGGGGTGAACGTGGGCGGCGATCTCGGCGATGACCGGGACAAGGCGAAAGCCGGATGGATAGGTTACGTGCGCGACCAGCGCCGCCAAGCCATGCTCGGCGAGCTCGCCGACGTGTTGCAGACGGTCGGCAACCTGATCACCGCGTTCGACATCACCGACGAGGAACTTGCTCAGTCTATGGATGATTGCCTTGTTCGCAATCAGGAACGAGGTCGACTGTGAGCATCATCAGCAGTGAGGCGAAGTGGGCTGTCCTCCAACGAGTTGTCCGTCTATCCCTCGAGGAAATACGTGGCACGACCAAGGGCAAGGAATACGAGGCCGGTTTTATCGCCGGAGCCACGCGCCGGCCCACGAACGAGGAAATCGTAGCCGGAGCGAAAGCGTTCTACGAGGCGTTGAAGCCCGACTCTTACCCTCAATGGGATTCTGACTGCGCGTTGAGGGCCGAATACTACGACGCCATGCGACTCGCAGTCAAGGCAATGCAAGGAAAGGCAACGGAAGAATGAATCTTTTAGATGAAACCAAGGGTGCGATCTCACAAAGCGGGCATTCGACCGATGACGTTCGATTCGTAGGCTCCCGCGACGAGAAGCTGGGAATTCCGTGGAGTCAGGCCGAAAAGGTGCTCGACATCGATTACGACGACGGATACGGCTGTCAGGAGATAGCCGCCGATCTGGTCGTGGTGTTCACGGATGGCGGGTTCCTGCGCCGCGAAGAATACGACGGCAGCGAATGGTGGGAGTACGAGCCACCGTTCAGAGTCCCGGAGACGCAGAAGCCGTTCAAACTCGTGAAGCTGACCAGCTATCCCACACGGTTGCTTGTGGACATCAATTACCCGATGGAGGCAACGGAGGAATGAGCGACATGAGGAGCTTCATCAAGGTTGAGCACAGTCGTTTTACTTTGATTTTGCGCAAGGGGATGCTCCCGTTCCACTGGATTGCGGAGTCTCATGTCTACCCGGACAAAGGTTATGTCACGGCGGTGCGGGAGCGCACCAACTACGGCGCTGTATGGGCATTGAGCAGTAGTGGCGCTCTCGATCAGGTCATGCTCTCGATCTGGGAGGACATCAAATGGTTGGACGAAAGAATGGACTGATGCGTGTGCATCGTCCGAGACTACAAAACCAAACCGAAGGAGACAACCAATGAGTGATTACAAGCAGCGGATGATCCGCGAACATCGAGAATTGCAGGAGCGTATCAGCAAGCTGGCGCACATGCTTGAGGGCTACGCGGAGGGCACGTTGGACTTCACGCCCGCGTGCTCCTTCCAGCTCCTTGAAAGCCAATTGTACGCGATGAGGACATACGCGAACATCTTACAGGAGCGTGCGCGTATCGAACAGGTGGATTTGAACGCGCCTCTTGAGGGAGGTGAGTCTGGTGAGGTTCCACAGGATTAGCCCGTGTCCTCGTTGTGGGGGCAAGGTCAAGGCGAAATGGGAGCGGGACGGCGTGCAGGGGTTGCCTGAATACACGTTCTTTATCGTGATGTTCCGCTGCACTGTCTGCGGGCTCGGCTTCGAGGGAGGTTGTTCACGGAAGCCCGCCCCGTATCAGTTGCAATACAATATCGCCGCTTGGAACCGCATATGCAACGGTGATAAATGCTTCACGTTGACCTACATGAGTCAGGAAGACGGACGATGAATGAACCGTTTGACGTGCAGAAGACCATTCACGACCGCATTGTGATGCACTCCAAGCATGGCGTGCCGGGTGCTTGGAATGACGGGTATATCGCGGGCTTGTCGGCCGCATTGTGGGCCGTGGTAACGGCTGACGGAGTGAACCGTACCGGCTGCAAGCATTTCGATCTGCATAATCCCGGACAAAAGGAGATGGACCTTGAGCATTGAGACGGAATCGTTCGACTTGACCTTTGGCAGCATCCACTATGCCGGCACGAGGCTCACTATCCCGATTGACGATGACGAATACATGGTTTATCGGGTAGAGATCGCCAATCATCGGCGTGGCTCTTCCAGCTTGGTGACGTTTCACCTCGACCGGGACGACTCCCGCCCGGAGCACAAGACCGTTGGCCAATCTGCAAGCGCTTATCTGAGCGTGGACGAGGCGAAACAAATCATGCAGGCACTGCAACAGGCAATCAAGGAGGCGGACGATGAGTGACAAGGCGATGCCGTTGGGCAGGAAGTTCAAGGTTCGGTTGACCATCACGCCGGAGGAAACCGGAACGCCCGTGGACATGCTGGGATTCACGTTCACCAGCGGCCGGAACGGGCATACGGAACTGGACGCAGAGTACAGCAACATTCCCAAACTGGTTGACGACGGGCTCGACTCACTGTCGATTCTTGTGATCTTCAAAACACTGGAGATGTGGGCCCAGAAGGGATATGAGCTGTGCCAGCCCATCGTTCAACGATTTTACGGAGGCAGACGATGAGCAATCCGAAAATGTTGGTATGTAACGTTTCCGCTCACTCGATGCTGCGGGACGGGCAGAAACTGCTCAACGTGGCGTTCACCGATATTAGCTTCGCGGCGGGATATTTCGACAAGACCATCGGCGAACGACGGCTTACGGATATTCAACTCGCGTTGAACGACGTGTACGAGCATTACGCGGCGATGACCAAGGCCGTCGAACGCATTCGGCAGATCGGGGAGGAACTGATAGCGGAGGAAATCAAGGAGGTGGAGGAATGAAACCACGAGTGTATGACGATTTGGTCCAATCCGCCGTCGAATTGAGTTGCTTCGGTACAGGCCAGTCAACCATCGAGGAAGGCCGAGCCGCCTATCAAGCATGGCTCAAGGAGCATGACCGGCAGATAGCCGAAAAAGCATGGGAAGAAGGGTATATCCAAGCCGTCAAGAACATGAATCCCATGCCCGGCGAGGAATCGCCCGAATACACGCCAAACCCATATCGAAAGGAGAACGCATGAACGAGATTCAGCTTACAGACCATTTGGTCGCGCATATCAGCGCGGGAAGCGACTACGGCCGTTATCAAGCCAAAATCTGCGAAGACGGCAACTTCAGAGACTTCCTGTACGCCATGAGCCTCAAACGTCTCAAGCGCAAATGCGAGAGGTACGCGAATCGTGAACGCAAGGCCATCGCATATGTCGCCACGCTCAAGGAGGAATCATGAGCGTAAGCAGAGAGAGCGTGCACCCAGACTATATTCCCGAGGATTTCGGCGAACTGCTGCGCATGGCCGTTGATTACGTCTACGAGCAGGGCGCGCACTATAGCGAGGACGCTCTACTGGAGGCGTTCAAGCCCGCCATAGACAAACACGACCGGCAGGTGGCCGAACGGGCGTTCGAGCTCGGCTGCGTGGCAGTGGACGCGGAGGAGCACGGCGTGGGATGCCGATTCACGGTCGGGCAATTGGAGGAACTGTCACGCGACTACGGGCGCGACGCATACTCGGTCAACAATCCCTACGGAAGAGGAGAATCATGAGCGTAAGCAGTCTCAAAACGCGAAGAAGGAATTGAATTGAGCGGCTGGCGTGACAAGGCCGCGTGCCGTGACATGGACCCTGACCTGTTCTTCCCAACCACGTCCAGCGAGGAACGATTGGCGCTCAAGGCCTGCGCCCAATGTCCGGCGATATGCGAATGCGCACGGTACGCGGCGCAACACGACAGAATCAGCGGCTACCCATTGCAAGGCGTATGGGGTGGCGTGAACAGGAGCAGAAGAAGGAATCGAAATGAGTGACAAGGATATGGTCACGGTTTACGAACGACGTGACGGCAGCAAACCCGGATTATGGTCCGTGTACTGGTATTTGGGGTGGGACGTGTTTTGCTCGTTCTCCCTCGCGGTGGGCATCACGTCAAAGAATACGATGATGGCCATTGTTCAAGCGTTTTGTCTGCTGGTTTTTCTTGGACTCACCGTCTGGCAGTTGAACCATCTGACTTGGAGCATCACCGACTATCGGGTGCGTATCAGCTCTAATTTGGAGAAGGGGGCTCATGTTGAGCAAAGCGAAAAGTAAAGCATGGCAACTGCTCATTGAAGACTCGAACCGTCCGGCAGAGGAGATTCGCTTGGCTACCGGACTTCGGGTCGATGTGATCGAGCAGATGCGCGGGGACGTGCAAAAACGACTACGAGACAACCCGGAGTTCTGATTATGAGACCGAGTTATCTGCCCGTCCAGTATGAGCATTGCCCGTACTGCGGAGGAATCTTGAACGTATTCGGGGACTGCGTGGACTGCCAGTTTCACGATGACCCGACTGAATGGTGGATGGACGAATGAGCCGACAGAAAGCCAAAGGCACACTGCTTGAATCCAAGGTGGTCAACTATTTGCGCGCCCGGTTGGGTGACAGCGAGCAGACGATACACCGTGAAGTGTTGCATGGGACGAAAGACCAGGGCGATATCACCGGTCTGCGTATCCACGGCCAGCCGGTCGTATTGGAGTGTAAAAACTACAGCACCTATACGGGGAGACTCAAGGAGTGGATGCAGGAGGGCCGTACCGAGGCGGGTAACGCGGACGCACCTTACTGGTTCGTCGTGTTCAAGCAGAAGGGTCTCGGCTTGAACACGTTGTCAAGCATGGACAACCAGCCCGTGCTTACCGACTTGAAGACCCTCGCATTGATAGCAGGACATGGAATCATCGAAGGAGACGAAGAATGAGCTACGACCTGTTCATAGTGGACAAGGACTTGCCGGAACCGGAATGGTTTGACGTATGTGAACTGGACGGCGAGCATGGGCGGATCGGCGCTCATGGCCGTTATTTCAACTACACGTATAATCTATCCGCGTTTTTCACCGATTACAAGGTCAATCCTATACATGACCTAGACGGGTTGACAGCCGGGGAGGCCGCAGCCCGTATCGACAAGGCGTTGAAAGACATCTACTTGGAACCATTGTATGTTTTGCGCGGCAAATACAATCCGCCGAACTATTGGGGCAGCGTGGACAGCGCCATCGCATGGTTGAAACTGATATACGACTATTGCCGGGAACACCCGGACTATATCGTGAGGGAACGCTCCTAAGGGGAAATGATGGAAGATAGGAAACTCGTTGATTTCGCCCGTTGGCTGAACGATCATCCGGGCGAATGGAATCTTTGGCCGTATCTCATTCCCATACAGGCCGACCGCAGGGATACCGTCGCATCGATGAGGCTTGTCATGGAACGCATCAAAAACCATCAGTACGACGAGTTCCGCGTGGACACCGCCCTGCTCGAATACGAACTGTTCAACGGTTTCATGGGCTTCGACAACGGTGGCGTGCATGAGAATGGTCTCGCGTTGAAGATGAGGCTCAAAGCATGACCGCGCGTGGAGATGACCGCAAACTCATGCATTGGATAGCCTCGCACGGCTACACGGTGGTACGCGCCGGCAGCGGCCACTGGAAGATATTCGATGACGGCGTGCTGCTCACGGCGACGAGCGGCACGCCGTCGGACTGGCGAAGCCGCCACAACTTCATACAGGATCTAAGGAGACAATCATGTTCAATCCATTAACAAGGATACGGCACCGTTGCCCCTTCTGCGGAACTACCCCGTTCATATTCGAATGGGAAGGCCGCTACATGTATTACTGTGCTGTCCACTTGGACGGCCCCTATGCCGACACGAGGGAGGAAGCGTGGGATAAGTGGTGCGGAATGGTTGAGAACATTTGGGAAAGGGACAGGAAATGACCTGGATCATACGAAATTCTGGAAGGCAGTAGCCGAGAACCGCAGTGAGAACGCGGTCGCTGCCCTCGAAACCATGATTGAGGAGACGGAATGAGTCTGGTGGGTTTAGATTTCAGGAAGGTGGCATAACGATGGCCCGCAAAGGATACATCCAGCTTGTCAACGGCTTCTACATGAATCGCAAGGTGCGAAAACTCAGGCACACATGCCCGAGCGCGATAGGCGCGTTCACGATGATGCTTACCTTCTGCGGAGATAATCTTTCAGACGGTCATATCAGTGAAGATGATGCGCTTTACGTGCTGGATATCACCGATTCAGAACTTGAAGCACTATGCAATGTCGGCATGATCGAATCGGACGGGAACAACGGGTACTATATTCACGATTATCTTATACACAATCGCAGTCGCGAACAGGTACAAAAGAAGCGTGAAAGCAATGCTGAAAATTACCGTAAAAATAAAAACGAGGTAAAAACCTCCGATTCAGATGACTTTCAGACGGCTGAATCACGTCTGAATCGGGACAAACACCAGAACACCAGAACACCAGAACACCAGAATGAATTATCTAAAGATAATTCAACTCCCCCTACCCCCTCAAAGCCTGACTTCGATGGACTGCTCGACAGTCTTGAGCGTATTTACCCGACGAACAGGTTCGACGGGAAGACATCTCAGGCTCGAATGCAGTTGGAAATCGAATGGCCCAAGATCGTGAAAGCCGCCGGCGAGGCTGACCCGTGCGAGTTTCTTGAAGCCAAAACCCGAGCGTATGTCGGGGCCACCGAGGAACGGTTCGTGAAGACGTTCAGCCGGTTCATCGGCGGGGAACTGTACGCACGCAACTGGGAGAAACCCAAACCGGAGACCCCAAGGGCCCGGCAAGTCCAGCCGGTCAAGTCACGCAGCCAGCAGAATCTCGAAGCGAACATGGCGAAAACCTGGCAGTACATGACCGAGGAGGAGCGTGCCCGATACTCGCAGGGAGGTCTCAATGCTCAGCAAGGGTGAGGCGGCGGCGTTGTTGTCGCTGATTAACGCGCATCACGGCAACGCTCAGTGGGATGATGTTCAGCTTGACGCGTTCCATTCGGAACTGCGTTCGGACATCACGGCGGTGGAGGCGCGTGAGGCCGTTCGACGCTTCTACGCGGACAACAGCACGGGTCGCTGGTGCGGTTCCGGCGACATCAACGGCATCGTCCGCAAGCTGCGCAACGATACGAAACCGTCCGAAGCGCAGATAGGCCTGGAGTGCGAACGTCTGGGACTGGTGGAAGATCAGGCGTGGTTGTATCGCCGGCAGCGCATGATGGGCCGTTCCCCGGACGAGTCTCGCCGGGTGGCGTTGGCCGCGCGTGACCCGCTGCGCTTGCCGCCCGCGAAACCCAAGCGCAGGCGTGAGGGCGGTGGTTTCAATCCGGGTTTGGGCATGACATTGGACGAGGTTCTGGCGACACGCCGTCCGGCTGAACAATAACCGGTTTGATGGCATAATTAAGAGTTGCTGACACGTCCGAGACCTTCAAAAAAACCGAAGGTCAAGGTCACTATTGTCTTTTTCCACTGAAAACACGAGGCTCTGCCGCTACCACGGTTGCTGGCGGGATATCGTCACCGACGCGCCGTCCATGCTCATCGGACATGGCGTCGAACCGAACCGGAATCTCCTGTGCGACAAGCACGCCAGCCAGTTGACCGGCGACCTGCAATGGTTGGACCACAGTCTGCCCGACCTGTGCGAGTATCGCATCAACCGCGCCTACGGGCACAAGAACGGTGGCGGCGGTCAATCCGGCACTGCGCCCGCACCGTTACGCGAGGCCCTGCATGATCTGCTGTACGCGGACGATGACCACGGTTATCCGGGGTTGCAAGGCACGTTGTACGAGTGGGTGCGCAGTCTGAAAATCAATCTGCCCGAGTCCACGCCACTGTCGGACATGGTTCGCCGTATCGCCGATCATCCGAAACTCGTGGAGCATTCGAGCACCCCTGTGTATGCGGAACTGGTTCACAGTCTGACACGCAAGCTGCGTCGTTTCCTCACGGACGATGACGGGGAAACCGTACTGTACGGGCCATGCCCGGCCGACAAGTGCTTGGGTCAGCTTTCCTGCTATGCGGACGCGGAGACGGCGAAATGCCCGAAATGCGGTTTCAGTATGCCGGTAGCCCTTATCAGGGCGGAACGGGTGAAACGTCTCCTCCAATCGGAGGCGGTGAGAACCCGTGGCGAACTGTTGGACATCATCAAGGCGTGCGGAATGCGCGTGAACCGCAGCACTTTGCGTAGTTGGATACATCGAGGCCAGTTGCCTCAGCAGGGCGAGGATGCGTACAGCAATCCGCTTTACAGGTTCAGTGACTTCTACCGTCTCGCGTCCGGCCTGTCGGAGGACGCGGACGTGTGGGAGATCATGCAGGCTTCGCAAAACCAATCCAAGGAAGGAGACACCAAGTGAGCAACCAGATTCAACCATTCGACTTCAACGGCATTCAGGTGCGTATCCTAACTGACGAACACGGCAACCCGTGGTTCCTTGGAGCGGACGTATGCGCCATTCTCGGTACGGCCACCAACCATATTCGGGAATACCTCGATGCCGATGAAATCACCAATATCCGTAGTACGGATATTGCTCAGAACGGCGGCAAGGCACCCGTTTTCGTGTCCGAGTCCGGTTTGTACTCCCTCGTGTTACGCAGTCGCAAGCCCGAGGCTCGCGAGTTCAAACGCTGGGTGACGCATGAGGTGCTGCCATCGATTCGCAAACATGGCGCGTACATGACCGAATCGACTTTGGAAAAGGCAGTCACCGAACCCGACTTTCTTATCCGGCTTGCCACACAAATCAAACAGGAGCGGGCGGAAAAGGAGAAGGCCCAAGCACAGGTCGAACGGATGCGTCCCAAAGCGTTGTTCGCTGACGCTGTGGAAACCTCGAAGACCAGCATCCTCGTGGGCGACTTGGCGAAAGTCCTGAAAGGCAATGGCGTGGATATTGGCGGCACGCGCTTGTTCGCGTGGCTGAGGGACAACGGATGGCTGATGAAAACCGGCAGCTCTCGCAACATGCCCACGCAGAAATCTATGGAATTGGGATTGTTTGAGATCAAGGAAACCACCGTGGTTCACTCGGACGGTCACACGACCATCAACAAGACACCGAAAGTCACGGGCAAAGGTCAGACGTTCTTCGTCAACAAGTTCCTCGGACACAGGGAGATTACTCAATGAGCATCAATCTTGGTACCACGGAAGTAGAATTGAGCTTGTACTCCAAGGCGCTTCAACTAGCCACGTTCACCGTGGAACTCCCGGTGGTGGGCGAACTGGAACCGGACAGCGTGTGCATAGGCGACGACATGCAGCCACGCGCGCACGTGACAGTGACGCTGCCGCCCGACGGTTCCGTCGAAAAGGCCGTTGGAGCCGGTGTTGAAGCGTTTCAGAAGGCGTTCAACGAGTCGATGGAATCGAGGGGCATGTGAACCGGCTGAAACGACTGTTGCACTTGGAGGAGCCGGAACCGGTCGAAAAACCGGAACCTGAACCACCGGTAGTGGAACCATGCCCCATCTGCGGACTCGTACCCAAACTGAAGCATGTGTGCGTCACCCGCAACTACCGCGACTACTGGCTGGAAAAAGACTCGTGGCAGCTCTTGGAATGGTGCGATCACGTCGAAAGCATCCTTTTGTTCGCCTCGTTTTTTGAAGACGAGAGTGTTCAGAAGTGGAATACCGGTTGCAGACGGTTGAAGGCAGTGGTTGACGAGCCGGTTCCCGAATGCCCCGCCTGCGGGGAGAAACCCGTCGTGCAAACGGACTCGGAGTCGGACATCCCCCAGCTTGTCTGCTCATGCAACGAACTGTTGAGCAACTACGAGATAAACAACATCTACCAGCGCAAGGGCGAGTGGATGTATCGCTGCAAGGCGTTGAAACGCAAGCAGGACAATGTGAGGGAAATGGAACAGCTTATCGAAGGGGAGTCGGAATGAAGAAGATTCGCGTCGCATGGGATGACCTGAAGCCCGGCGATTTGATTCACGTCAAAGGCAGCACGAACACATACAGGTTCAAGTCCCGCACTGATTGGCATTCCATGATTAAGGTCGAGGGAGACGGAGTTGGTGTCTCAGCCACATGGAAGCTGGGAGTCGAAAAGGAACCGGTTTCGGTGTTTCTCGTTGTCTATGAGGAGGATTTCGCCTACGCCACTCGTCCCGCACCTAAGAAGAAGCCGCGTCCGAGTATCGTGGAACCGATACTGCCGGGCGAATACTGGGCGCGCATCCGCTTTGGGTCACAAACCGGTTGGGGACGGATCATCAAACGGTATGCTCCCCACAGTGATAATTGGCTGTTCGGACACGATGACAAGGCACCGTATCAAACATCTTGGTGCGGGACCCTGGCGGGTCTTCATCCGTGGATGACATGGGAGGAATTGTTGGAGGTCAATAAGCAGACTCCGATTCTGGAACTGTTGTCTGCTGAGGAATACTACACGAGAAAAGCCAAGGGGGAACTGTGAAGCGTTACATGGACTTGGCACGCAATATTTTCACGGGTGTCCTATCCGACGTTCCACCCGACTTCATACCAGTGGGAACGATCATTGATGAACCGGATACCCCCAGAGAGGATACGCCTATCAAAACGTATGACAGCGTGGAGTCCATCGCCACAGTCAAGGTGGATAAGACCACGCTCGCCAGAATCATGCCGGTTAGAATCTCCATTGACGAGCTGCATGATTTTCTCCAAAAGGTTCCGACCGACGCGGTATGGGAAGTCCAATGGAACGAGGAATGCACGAATCATTACCTGATCGCGGAAAACGACAACGGTAGTCTCACATTCACACCTGTGGAAGGCCCGGTTACAAGCGGATATAAGCTGGTATTCGACTTTCCGTTGAAGTAGTCGGTCAAGCATGAGAATGCCGCCCTAGTGTGCTTCCTTGAGAGGCAGCGGCGTCTTATAACACGCCTATCATAGCTTGAAACCCGTGAAAATCTATTTTTTATTGATCTTCACGGGTTTCAGTGAATGAAAAGCATGTTTTCGTATAATCGGGCCCACGTTTTCCACTTATCCGTCAAAGACCGGCACGTGAATCGTATTCGTATTCGTCATCTTCCATACCAATGAATATCGGCTCCACACCGAACATGGCCTTGAACAGTTCACGTGCGAACACATCCACTTCCTCTTTCGTAGGCTTTTGATCGTATTCCGGCCACGTGTTGAACCCATTCCAATTGCGGTTTATCGGCCATGCGCCTTGACGGGTTTCCAAACGCCATTTTCCGCTGGGCATGTGGACGATGGTGGTTTTGATGGACATGATAGTTCCTCCTGAAAGAATATTCGGGCATGACGAAACATCATGCCTCTTGTACTTGGTTCGCTAATTCCCAGAAGGCCACAAGAGAGTCCCGTGGCCTCCAGTGTATCAGTGTTTTTCGTATTCCTTGCACAGATCGGCGGCGAACTTGGCGAGATTATCCGGGTCAAGCACATAGTTCTCCCCGCTCTCCCCTGCCTCGTCATAGTATTTCCACACCTCATGCAAAGCGGCTTCCATACGTTCAGCGTCCATCGATTACCTCCTGATTCCAGTCCAACATGTCAGCGGCCAACCATTGCCCGCCGCCTGAAGCATTCGCGTACAACCATGCCCGATATGAGATTCGAGCCGCCTTATCGCGTTTCAGCCACGCCTGAAGCCACATGAGACGCAGCTTCCAGCCTGGTATACGCCGCCACAACTCGGTGTTGGTGGCGGGGTCGAAACGCTCATAACGATAGACAGCGGTAATCATTTCGACTCCTTGGAACTAAGTTCCGTACCATTCTGGCGACTGGCGGCGAACACGTCACTGCCGATATCGTCAACGTCGTATAGGTCGCCGTCACCGTTCTCCTCCACCCAATCGCACAGTTCAGCGAAGGTCAATCCCTTGGGAGCCTTGACCTGCCGGTATTCGATTGTCGTGACATGCTGGGAGATACGGTAGGTCTCCATACCGTCGCCTTCCGCCATCGCGGCGAAAAACTTCAAACTGGCACGGACCTTGCGCATACGACTGTACGCCGTATCGACAGGCACAAGGTCATTCATCATCTGGGCCACGTCATCGTCGGCGTCATAGCCGCCGTCCGCAAGCTCCCTCAACTGGTTTTGTACGTGCTCCAGCGAATCCCATTCGATGAAAAACTCACGGCCGGACGGCAACCCATCAACCTTATATCCATCCAATACCCACAGGACCCGCGCCTCGGACATGCCCCGCACCTTTTGGCGTACATCCCCTAGCCCCGAGCCCTCAATCAACGCCTGCAAATTCTCCAACTTGTCTTCCATGACAAAACCTTCCTTTGTATTGTTCGGTAAAACGATTGACGGAACAATAGAACGCTCTAAAGTCCCGTCTAAATGCTGATTTATGCGAAAACCGCACCATAGAAAGCCCTATGATGCGGTTCTAAATGATGGTTTCTATAAGAATGGCCTCATAGAACAAGTCCATGAGGCCATCAAAACGATAACGGCTATACGCTCCGCCTGTATGGTGGAATGTCCAACGTGGCTTTCAACCCGTCGTTAACATGCTCCGCGTCCCTCAACGAGAGTCGTCCGAACCATTGCAGCAGTTCGCTCCTGTTGAAGTAGAAGCGTTGCGAACAGCGCACGAGCGACGGCTTCAACAGCCCCTCGGCCTTCCAGTCGAGCAGCGGCACGTCACCGGCCTCATCCCAATCAGTGTTGCCGGTTATCTTCGCCACGATACCCGACACCAGATCGCCGTCAACCTCGGTGATTACCACGGGACGCGGCTTGCCGATACCGGGATGGTCGGGAAACTCGACCCACATCAGCCACACGTCATACAGGCGCGGTTCATTTGGCGTACTGGTCATAGACGCTATCCTCCGAATCATTCCAATCGGCGGGCAGTATCACATGGCCCTTCTCCGAACGCTCGAACATGTATGCATTGTGAACAGGCGGCACCGGATAACCGTCCGGCGTGTGTCGCGTCGGCTTGAACGGCAATCCGTTGTCCACCAGAGACTGGCGTAAAAACATGTTGACTGCGGTGCTCAGGCTCATGCCCATGGAATCGTAGAGCGCGGCGGCGCGCGCCTTGACATCATCATCGATATTGGCTACCAGCTTACCCATAACAACCTCCTTAATGGTTAACAGATGGTATCAATCATATACCATATTGGGTTAGGAATGAGATATGAGTTTTCACCAGTAGATTCTGATTTCAGCGTCACTGCCAACCCAATTGTCAGGCAAAGCGGGGAACACTTCGCGCCACTCGGGTGTGAGACCATCCCGAAACTCGTCGTAATCATCCAACGAGAAATAGTCGCATTCATCGTAGCCATCGTCATGGCTGACACCTGATTCCAGCGCGTCCAGCATGTCAACCATATCCGAAGTGGCATTCGGATACAGCCACGTATGCACGGTATCCTCATGCCTCCAGCCTTTCAGCGGCGTCGAATTGCCATAAACGGTGAGCTTGATTGAAGCGCTCATAATAATCTCCTAAAGAAATATTGATTTGGCTTGTAGCAAAAAATGGGTTGCCGCCCAGCGGAAGTGAGGAAAAAGCTGGACGGCAAGAACTTAGAACAGCGGCAAAGCAAACCGCTTGTCGGGCAGATCGGTGGCGTTCAACGCCGCCAAAATCAGATCAGACGTGTGAAGCGGAATGTTGGCGCGCACCGCCGCGATATTATCCGGCGTATACGCATAGCCAGAGGACTCCAGAACCTCACGAATCTTGCTAGTGGGTATCTTGACTTCCATCATTCCCACCCCAGCATGTCGTCGATGCACCAGCCGATAGCGCACTCATACCGGTCATACGTGGTGGAATACTTCTGTGAGAACGCCTCACGCGCCCTCTTGTCGAGCATGTCCAACGACAAACCGGTTTCGGCTATCTGCTGTTCCGCAGTATCGAAGTCCGGCGCGGTGTATGGCTTGTCCAGCTTCAGCATGGCACGACGGCGTAAATCATCGATAAAACCATGCTGGCAGTCGAAGATATCCGCCACGCTATCCGCGTTATCGGCGGCCATCTCGTAAGCCGCCTGCAACAACAGGCGTACGGCTTTCTCCCGAATCTCGCTCATGTCACGCCGCCTTAACCCACTTGTCGCGGACGGTAGCCACGTAATCGGCCACCGCCTTTTCCAACTGCCTGTCACTGCCACGCTCATAACGGGCACGGTAGGCGACAACGCACCTGCCATTGGCCGAAGCAACGTAGGCCACCTTGCGGCCCTTGCTGGTACGGAAGTGACGGATAGGGCCCAAACCTTGCAATTCGGGGCATTCCTTAGCCATCATCAGGTCAGGCATCGTACAATAGGAGACGGCGAAACTGTTCACCTTCGGCGGCACTTCGGGAATCTCCTGTGTATCCGGCGCGGGTTCATCATCCATGAACTCGTCTTCCAATATCGCGTCCTCGGGCATAGGCACCGGCCACTGAACATTGCTCGTGAAGCGTTCCTCCTCACACTTCCAGTTTGCATCGATCGATGGGTGCGCGACAATGCCGCCAACCGTTTTAGCGTCCATTCCGGTAGGTACCGGCACCGGCACTGTCTTCATACGCTCGGAATCGGGTATGAGCATCCAACCATGCTCAAGGTCAACGGAGCTTGACCTCATGCCATTCAAAAAGTCCTCATACTGGACTCCCTTGGCCTGAACATTCCACGCCGTGCCCTGCGAAGTCTGGGAAAGTGACCAGACTCGTCTAACCCGAGCGTTCACATACCGAACATCATATTTCGAGCCATCCTTGCGCAACCGCACCCACATGCCGCTCACGGCATTCACGTTACGCGACGGGTCATTGGTCAGCTTCTTCATTTTGGTTTACCTCACTTGTAAAGATTCGATTTTGATTGATTTTCTGGAATGAGTAGGCGGCTAGAAGACTCTCAGCATTCACCCTCTTCGGTGGCTTCGGTGTAGAAAACGTCGTCCATTTGGTCATTGTTGAAACGCTCATTGATGTAATCGGAAATTGCCTTACCGGTATCGTCTTCGTTAATTAGCTGACTAATGTGGGTATGGCTCACACCGTTACCGTCCAAAATGTAAGCGTCTTGCGCCCAACCATCTTCATGCTCGAAAGCCTTGTTATATTCGGTTTCCGTCACATATCCCCAGTCGCCAAGGCGATAGATGCCCTCATAGGGTTGGAAACCGTCATAGCGCGTCAATGGCGATAGTTTTTCGTCAACACGTTCCACCATGTCGGCAACATCTTTAACGGTAATGGACATTTTGAATCTCCCTTAAACAAGAGGGGCACGGCCACAACGCCATGCCCCACAACGATTTATTAACGATGGACTCGCACCATGTAGCCCCTACCCCACGGGACTAGCTCCACGGGATAACCTTTGGCCTCATAATGCGATTGAGTGGCAACAGCCACGGGAAACGACTTGCAACGGTAATGGTCAATCATGGTCGATCACTCACCCATATACGCAACTGGGTTAAGTTGCATGTCGATACGCCGCCATGCCCTGACCAATTCGGCGGTAGGCGCGTACCGTTCGACAGCCGACCGGCTACCGTCGTACCGTGCGGCCATATCATTATCAAAACCGATAACAGTATCGGCCATGATATGACGCGCCTCTTTCGACGTGATGGCCTCACAATGCCAATTGCCATCAAACACGTCGTCGGCAACCCAAGCGTCACGCTCAGCCCTCGAATCAAACACCATGAGATACCCCGGCCATGACCCATCATCCCATGTCGTGCCGATACCATAAGCCCAGCGGAAAGCGTAGAAGTAGCGTGCCATCATGCCACCTCGCCATCGAAGTGACGTTCGGCGGCTACCGCGTACAGCACGTCATGCATGGTGTCGGTACTGTAGCCATTGATATTGGTGACAACTTGCAAAGTCTGCTCGGACACACCGTAATCATCTTTCAGCGCGTCCCACATTTCCTCAATAGACATTGTTGAATCTCCCTTGAATTGATGAAGCGCGGAGACAGCCGCGCGACTGAATGAATCTGATTGAAAGACTTAGTAGCGTTCGCCGATTAGCACGCCGTCTTGGTAGATGTACAGGCCGGTACCGCGTCCGTTGCCCATTCGAGCACTATCCCAGTAGCAGAGTCCAGCTTGACCCGAGCCGTCTTCGTTCTCACATTGCGGGATGTTCGCGGTATCACTACCGCAAGCGGACAGGGTGAAAAGTGTGATTAACGCGGCTGAAGCCGCCAGAATTTTACGCATGGTTCCTCACTTCCATGTGAGGCGTGCTAAGATAGCACAGCCTCGATTTGATTGATTGGTTAGAGAACTTTCAACTTAAGGCACGCGGCTAGGTAGTTGGCGCTACTTAGCCGCATTCTTTTAACGCATCAGGTCGCTCGGTTGGCAGTTGAGTGCACTGGATATCTTCAAAGCGTTTTCAAGAGTCATGTTCCGAACGTCTCGCCGCCCGGTCTCATAACTGCTGATGATTGTTCGCGCTATTCCAGTGCGCTTGGCTAGCTCAACTTGTGTTAAGTCGGCTTGTTTGCGCAGTTCCTTAAGTCCCATAGGCTTACCCGCTTTCTCTAGTAGTAGGTAAACCAATTATGACAGCAAAATGTATCATTTGCATGTAGGGAAACACTGTTAAGTTCTCAAACTTGCTTTTGTCTTGCCCGATTGGGCTTGATAATTGATATCATAACGTATCATTTTGGTTTAAACAAATCGGCGTGTCGGAAAACCAGCACGCCGAACAGCTCACACTGACGCGAACTCACGCACCAGCGCGTGCCGCATGATGTCATCAGCGGACACGCCACGACGTTTAGCGACGGCATCCAACATGGCCGACATGTCAGCGCTTAACGAAAACGTCCGACTGACAGCATCCGCCTGAGCGACAGGAACGACAGGCCCGGAATACACCGCACCCGGCCTTCCGCCGAACTCGCCGTTATCCGCATCGTCGGCCCACTTGTCCAACATGTCATCAGTGACCACACGGCCACCCTTCGCAACAAAAGACATGACACTTCCTCCTTTACAAAAGTTTCAGTTCCCGCAGCACCTTCGGCGTCGCACGCATGGCATGGAACACATGCCAACGATCCGACTCATCTAGTACCGCCACCATTTCCAGCAAACGCCCGTACTCGTCGTATCCAACCGCCACATAACGCAACGGGTCGGTATCCTCACGCGCCATAAACCGCACGACGTTCGACCATGCCACGCGCACCGAATCAGCGGACACGTCGGGATGTCGAGTCTGGATACGCGGGTCAACGACGATATCGCCAACCGGCACGGCTCACCACCTTTCGATATAACAGGTTCCAGCGTATCCCGTCCACCTTGGGACACGCTATGAGTGCCTAGACTATGGGATAAACCCAGTGAGCTAGGCCGACTGCATACGATGCCTACAGTCGGGCGAAGAATTGATTAGGGCACACACCTAACAACTAATCGTTAGTGTTTTCTTTTGGCTTATCAGCCTCTAACAGTTTGCGAGGATTACTCACGCGCAAAGCGTCACAAATTTTCAGCGCAACGCCAAGTGACATGCCCTCAATCGGACGCCGCCCATTCTCGTAATCAGCGATACGCCCATAGCCAACTCCGTCGATTTTATCGGCTAGTTGACGTTGGGTATATCCTCGCTTCTGCCTTAGCTCCCTTAGACTCATAACCCACCTCACTTATGATCGGTGGGCCCAATTATACAATTCCAGACGCTCGGTTTAGCCGTCGCAAGAAGATATCGAGATATCTCCATGTCTGCCACCATAAGTGGCAACGTCCATAGCGGGGACAATTCCATGCCGGATACCCGCTCTCTTATCCTCACTAGCCTGGTAGGCTAGACGCCGGTAGACGCAACTCATTTATGCAACCTTGTTTGACGTACTCTCACTACGCAGATTACAACCGACTTTTGGCAACACTTTTTAGTTATCAATGAGCATGTCCGCCTGATTACCCGCCGCTCACTATGAGTTTTGGATAGAGGGGACTAAGTGCGCGACTAGGGACTTGCACCCTAGCGTTAGCCACTATGGCCGCGCTGATTACTTATTGAGGTCATTCCACACGTTGTCAAACTTGCGGTATAGCTCGGCGGGGTATTCCTCGTTGTCGTCCATCTCGATACCGAGGGACATGGCCGTGAGGTCAAGCACGTTGTCATAGGTGCAGGGCTTACATACCGTGGCCAGGTCTACCGCCGCTCTAAAGGCCGTGGCTTTAATCTCCGTGGTGTTCATCTCGTGGTTTCTTTCTTGTTGTTCCGTGGTTGATAGCTATCACTATACATGCACCCCATACGGAGTGCAAGTCGGTATCACAAACCACCACTAAAACCATTGCAGCCACTAGCATTCCTCGGCGTGTCGAAACCACCATAACCACCACAAAAACCGTCAAACCACAGAGCCCACGCCACTACTCCCATACTCATATAGTTGCACATACAACAGTTGCACCATGCAACAATCACCAAACATGAGCCAACATCACTCAACCTCATGCCGCCGCCGCTCACAGTCCCATAACCACGCATGTATGCGCACGCGCCGCCCACACACACCCATACGCACGCCCACGCACACACCCGCGCGACACCACCACCAACGAGTAGACACGCCCACATAGGGCCGGGAGGGGTACCCCCACCCAATAAAAAACAAGGCCGCTAGGTGTCTGGTTTCGCCCGTGAATGCCGCTCCCAGACTTTTTTGAATTAGCGTGACATGGTGTGTCGCACCAATGATTGCAACGGTTTTCGGGCTGTGGTCTTTTCCGGTTTCTGTGCAACGCTTGTTGCAACGCTTGTTATGAGTAAACTGTCGTGTAGATGGATTGTCGGGGATTGGAGCAAGGTTCAGATTCCTGACAAATTATTATTCACCCCGTATGCCATTGGCGTCGGGGTTTTGTTTTTGCCGTGCCTTTAGATCACATCAACAGACAGTGTTGGTGTCGTTTCTTGAACCGGGGCGCGGTGTGGACGGTTGGCAGAGTCCGGTTGATTGCAGTGGCTTGCTAAGCCGCCGAACGTCGTTTTGGCGTTCCGCGAGTTCGAATCTCGCACCGTCCGCGAAGTATCGAGGGTCGCTCCCTTGGTGCTTTATGAGGTTGGCTGAATAAACCCGGATTGCATGTATGCCGGGTTAAGGCTGCGTCACGGCTTAGCGGCACCCTTTAGCGGGGGAAGTGTGACGAGGAACGCTACAGCGGTACACGGTTAGTGCATCACATGCTCGGCGTTGGTGGTAAAACGCAATCCACCACCTCGCAATTCTTAGCTCATCTACATGTCGTAGAAGGAGTTTCCTAGGTCGTTTCTATGAAGCGGCCTTTGTTTTCCCGATCTGGTCTGCTACGTAGGGGCTGGGGGTGGATGACCTACGGGTCGCGCCACAATCGGGGTCTGGCGGTAGGCACGTGGAGTGCGCGTCGGCTGTAACCCGACTGCCTTTGGCAATGGGAGTTCGATTCTCCCTGCCGCCACAATCGCAATGTAGTGCCAAATATCTGGTTGTTAGGACTGGGGCTGAATACCTAGGGGTCCCGGTCGCAGAGAACGTCGGGTAGCGCCCGGAGATCGTCGCATTATATTCGTGCGGCGCATTGCGAGATTTGGAGAGGCCAGCCGATTGGCGGCGGCAACTGTTCCGAAAACAGTCTGCCCTTACGGGCGTGTGGGTTCGACTCCCACTCTCTCCGCGGAGACGGCTGGTCGGACGTCTGACGAGCGAAATATTACGACCTATATGCCCGTGGCCGAGTGGTTCAGGCACCGGTCTCCAAAACCGGTTACGGAAGTTCGATTCTTCCCGGGTATGCGATGCCTTGAGAAGAGGCAGCTCTTGGCGGTGACAGCTTCTCAGTCATCGCCAGTCGCCGGCGGCGGCTTCACGCCATGCCGTACGGCAATAACTGAATAGCCTTCCTCTAGTGGGAGGCATGGCATTGTAGCTCAGTTTGGTGGAGCGGACGCCTCGTAAGCGTCAGGTCGCCGGTTCGAGTCCGGCCATTGCCTCTAGGTGCCATCCGACCGCAGAACACGTCCTTTCTCTCGCTGCTTATGCTGCGCAACGGACGGCACCGTCCCCTTTATCAAGGAGTCGTCATGGCTTGGTCGAGTTCGAATCGCAGGGAACGGTTCAATCCGGGTTGGGAGCGGACTCGCAAGCTGATATTGGAGCGCGACCATCATCGCTGCCAGTGGCCGGTGACCGACGAGTTCGGTTTCACTCATATCTGTGGCCGTCCGGCCAATCAAGTGGATCACAAGGTTCGCAACCCGTCGCATGACGATGACTCCTCCGAGAACCTGCAATCCCTGTGCCAATACCATCACGAGCAGAAAACCTGTCAGGAGTCCGCCGAACAGCGTCGTAAGAACAGGGAGCGTCGGAAGGAAGAGGAATGGTATTCGCATCCGGCGTATCGACGGACTGTCTCGTAACGGGTTGCGGCGAGCTTGCCGCGGCCGATGGATTGTGCCGTAGCCATTACAATCGCAAGGCTTATTCCGGTAGGCCGGTGACGCCTATCCGTGCCCGTGTGTGTCCGATGTGCGGTATGGCGTTCCAGTTGACCCGATGCTCGAAGATTTTCTGTTCCCCTACTTGTCGCAAGCGGTTTCAACGGTTTCGGGCGAAGCACCCGTATACAACATTGGCCAGTGCCCCCAATCCGATTATCGAATCGGAGCCTTTGACTCCCGAGCCTGTGCGGAGCATGACGTATGGGGCTTTCACGGAGGCTGATATCTGGGCCAAGTGTGATGGCACTTGCAAGGGGTGCGGCAAGCCTGTTTCAAAAGACATTGACAGTCCGGACGCCGGTACTCCCGCGTGGATTGTCCCGCCCGAGGACGGTGGTGAGCCATCGTTCGAGAATCGGGCGATTTTCCATTACAGGTGCGTGCGACGCCACGTCTGACGCGCCTTCTGCAGAACGAAGCCCGTCATGGGCCGAAAGCTGGTGAGTCATGGCTGGGAACGGAAGGAAGGCGGCGAAGCCCAAGACGGGTGGCGGCTATGAGGTCGGAGCGCCGCTGGCCGAGGTGCCGGAGGATTGGACATTCGAGGAATTGGAGCCCATCGGCCCCGAACTACCGGACGCTTCCGAACTGAATCTTCTTGACGGCGTGTGGAGCCCATTCGTCCGCAAATACTATGACGCTTTCCGCCGCACCCCTCAGGCGCGCCAGTTGCGCACGAAATGGGAGTGGTGGAATTTCTTCTACAAGCTGGCCGTCATGGACAAGAGCATCAAGAAACGCTCCTATGACGGTCTGGCCCCGGAGATGCGCCAGTCCATGAACCAGTATGGTGATACCCCCGACGCTAAACGCAAACTGAAGATGGAGGAGTCGCAGGCCAACGACATGGCCGCTGGGATCGTGGGCTTCCAGATTCCCGATGACCCGAACAACGATTTCGATGATCGTGCGCGGGCGGTGCTCTGATGCATGACGTCATTCCCAAGCTGACAGCGAAGGACAGGCAGCGTTCGCTGGGCCGTCTGGCGGTGTGGTGGATTGAGACGTTCACGCTCATCGGGCGCGGAGACGCGAAGGGAATGCGTATCCGCCACTCCCCCGAATACTTCCAGTTCATCATCGACTGCTATGCGCTTGACCGTAATGGGCGGCGCAGGTTCGGACAGGTGTTCCTCGCACGTCCAAAAGGCTGCAACAAGAGCGGTTTCGCCGCCGAGATAGCGATGTTCGAGGCTTTCGGCCCGTGCCGGTTCGCTGGTTGGGCGAAAGGCGGGGAAACCTACACGTTTCTTGGCAAGACCTATACGTATCGCAAGGGCGAGCCGATGGGCCGTCCGGTGAAATCGCCGCTCGTGGTCTGCTTGGCTACAGCTGAGGAGCAGACTGGCGAGGTTTACGACACCATCTACTACAACTGCACCGAAGGCTATCTGCGATTTTTGGCCGGTGATGGCATGGACGCGGGCAAGACCCGTATCCTGTGGCCCAAGACCGGCATGGAGATTCGATACTCGACAGCCGCCGCGCGAAGCAAGGACGGTGGTCTGCAGACGTTCGTGTGCTTCGACGAGGTTCACCAGTACAACAACAAGCGTCTGCGTGACCTGTTCGACATCATGACCCAGAATCTCACGAAGCGTGGCGTCGCCGCAGACCCGTGGTATCTGATGACCACGACCATGTATCAGCCGGGCGAGGACAGCGTGGCCGAACGCGCGTTCAAGACCGCGCATGATCTCATGGAGGGCCGTCTGCGTGGCTGGGAGGACCTGCTGTTCGACCATCGTTACGCCGACTTGGCGTTGGATGATTTCGCCGACGACGAGAAGCTTGAGCATGCGATCTACGAGGCGTACGGTTCCGCGATGAAATCACCTGACGGCAAGGATTACATCTTCCTTCCCGATGGGCGCATGGTGCCGGTCGGCCCCGATGGGCGTTCCGCCGAAGGCTGGTCGTTGAGGGACGAGGGCGTGGAGCCCGGCCCCTCGAAGTACGGTTGGTGCGATCTGCGGCGAACCGTGAAGAAGATTCTCGACCCCGCATATGATCCGAACAACGCGATCAGGTTCTACTTGAACTCGCTGGCTTCCGCTGTGGATGCGTGGCTGACCGAGGACATGATCAAATCGCATGCGGTTCATCGTGACATTGTGGACAAGGCCATCGCCTCTCGTGACCTGAACCGGTTGAACGACGCTTGGCAGCAGGTGGTCTCCGACACCGATGAAATCACGTTGGGCTTCGATGGCTCCGTGTCCGATGATTCCACCGCGTTGGTGGGTTGCAGGGTGCGTGACGGCATGCTGTTCCTCATCAAATTGGAGCAGAAGCCGGACGGCCCTCAGGGCGCGAAATGGCGTGTTGACCGTGATTCGTTCGACGGCAGGGTGCGTTGGGTGTTCAACCATTACAACGTGGTCGGCATGTTCGCGGACACGGACGAATGGGAGCCGTACATCGCGCAATGGGAATTGGATTACGGCGACAGGCTTCAGGTGTATCCGAGGTCGAACGGCTCGCATATCCGCTTCCCGATGAACGGCTACAAGCGTGACGTGATGAGTGAATTGAAGACCATGCGCGCCGCGTTCAACGAGCCCATGAGAACCGTATCCAAATACGACGAGCCCGATGTGACGAACATCCAACTGTTCGCCGACCCTCGGCTCATCGACCATTTCCGCAACGGACGCCGCAAGGACAGGCCCGAAGGATACCTCGTGTTCAAGGAGACCCAGAACAGTCCCCATAAGATCGACGCCGCCATGGCCGGGCTCCTCGCCTACCGTGCCCGCGACATCTACTTGGGTGCCGCCGTTTCCAACGAAGAGGAGTCGTTCGCCCCCGTGCGCGTCTGGTGAATCTGATGAAAGGAGGCCGCATTGGCCGAACTGCAGAGCCTTATCCCCGGCGACGAGGAGCCTGACGGCGATGCCATGCTGCTGACCCAGCTGGCGAACGGCCTCGTATCCCGTATTCCGACCCTATGCACGTTGAAGACGTTCTACGACGGCAAGGAGCAGGTGCCGGTCAAATCGATTCCGAAAAGCACCAACCAGTCCGGCTACGCGGTCTACCAGAGGTTCGTCTCCATCTGCCAGTTGGATTTGGCGAAGGCCATCGCCGATGCGGTGATACACCGCCAGCGGCCCACCGGGTTCCGGCTCATCGCCGACAAGACGATGCGTTCCACTAAGGCGGACGACATGTGGTCCCAGTGCCGCATGGAATTGAAGAGCCGTCAGATGTTCCACGATCTCGCCGTATACGGCAACGCCTACGCACTGGTCAACAAGAACAAGCTGCCATCGCATATCACGGTGCTCAGCCCGTGGAACACGTACGTCTCCTCGGACGAGGATTCGGCGGTCAACTACTGGTACAAGGCCAGCGAGGGCTGCGAATATCTCGCCCTCTACCGTCTGATACGCAATGATGACGGCAGCGTGAAGGACGTCTACTGCCGCATCGCCTACAACGAGACCGACTCCCGAAGCCTCCTTGAAGAAGGTGACGAGGAGGAGATCTACGGCATCGCCAACGACGATTCCAAGATTCATCCAACGCTGTCACCCACGTTCCAATGGGATGGCGGTGCGGAAAGCTCCTATGATTTCGCGGAGAAATGCGAATGCCTTCCCATCGTGCGCATGCACGCGCCGGGCGGCAAGGGCCAGTTCGAGCCGCATATCCCTACATTGGGCAGCATCGACCAGCAGCGTTTCCAGCGTTTCTGCATTCAGGAATTGCAGGCGTTCAAACAGCGTGCCGTGTCGATGAGCAACATGCCTCAGTTCTACAAGGAGTCCGACCCGCAGGTTCGTGACGGATTGGCTCAGGCCGGAGACCGGATCGACTACAAGGATCTGTTCCAGCAGGGGCCAGACGCATTGTGGCTGGTTCCCGGTGACGCGAAGTTCTGGGAGTCCGGCGTCACGGACATCAATCCGCTCATCACCGCAGTGGCTTCCGACATCAAGCATCTCGCCGCCTCCTCGGGAACCCCGTTGGATATTCTCAGCCCCGATGTCTCCGGCAGCGCGGAAGGCGCGCAGCTCAAGCGTGAGGGTCTGGTGTTCAAGGTCGAGGACATGAACGCGCGTGCCAACGACGGGTTCACCCGTCTCATGCGCATGGCGTTGGAAGCCGATGGCAACAGCGCCGCAGGCGAACGGTTCGAGACCGTGTGGAAGCCCATCAACCCGCCATCCCAGTTGGAGCAGGCTCAGGCTGCGAACTATTCGAAGGGCATTCTTCCCGTCAAGACGAACATGCGCCGCAGCTACGGCATGACCGAGATTGAGATAGCCGAGGCCATGCAGGACCTCATGGACACGCAGTTCGCTCAGGCCATGGCCTCCGAGAACGCGATGATCGAAGGCAAGACCTCCCAGCAGTCGGCGGGCGTCCTGCCCGACGAGACGGATTCTCTCGCGTTCACCGATACCACGAGTGAAAACGACGTGGTGCAGGCGGATGAGCCCCCGACCGTGGACGGTGAATGATGGCCGTTATGACCTTGGAGGTCGCATCCAACGCGCTCCAATCCTCACGTCAGAGGCTCGTCAACGAGTATGTGAGGCTGGCCCGCACCATGTGGCTCAGCCTCACGCCAGCCGACTGGTGGAACGACGCCGTGACCTACGGCGCAGCCGCGAGGCTCGCATTGCTGGAACTCGCCCTGATAGGCCAGGTGCGCAGGCTGGGAATCAGCTACGCTGACCAGACGCTGCGCATGGTGGGCGTCGCTCCCGCCGGCAATGTGCAGCAGCTCGTCTATCCGAGGGTCAACACCGACCCGTGGCTGGTGGCCGCGCGCCCCGCCGAATCGTATCGCGGCGAAGCCGTCAAGAACCCCGATATAAGGCCGGAAACATGGCCCAAGAAGAGCGATGAGCTGTTCGATGAGGTCAACAAGTGGCTGCAATCCGCGTTGCAACGATTGCAGACCAACGTCTGGGACAACGTGGAACGCGCCTCCACAGACGCCACATTGGGCCGGTATCGGGGCAGCAAGGTGCTCGAATACCGCAGGGTGATTCACCCGGAGCTTTCCCGTTCCGGCTCGTGCGGCCTGTGCATAGCCGCCGCAGACCGATGGTATTCGACCGCAGCCCTGCTCCCCCTGCACGCGAACTGCAAGTGCGGCGTCGCCCCGGCAGGCTCCGATTATGATCCCGGATTCCAATTGAACTCCGACGATCTCAAAAAGCTCTACGAACAGGCCGGAGGCACCACTGCGGCGGCGTTGAAGAACGTGAGAGTCAAGACCATCACGCACGGCGAGCTTGGCCCGATACTCATGGCGCAGGACGCGAGGGATACGCCGAACCCGGTTCCCGGCAAGGATTCCGACAAGTGGACCACGCCGGACCGGAAAACCACGCTCCAGCAGTTCCAGCGGATGAAGGACCGTGCGATCGAGTTCTCCAAACGCTACAAGCAGGTGTCCGACACCGGCAAGGAAGTCTCCTTCAGATACGAGGGCCGAACCTACAGGTTCAAGCCGTCAATCCATCTGAGGCAATCATGGGCATACCAACGTGCCCTGCTTAACCAAGTGCAGTCGATGCTCGGCACCGCTGCCTGACACAGAAAGGCCATCATGGCTAACAATCAGGAGAATCAGACCGTCACGGACGGTTCTCAGAACGCCGGCCAGACCGTCACGGCCAACACCGGCACGGTTTCCACCGCGAACAGCTCGATCACTGGTCCCGTCATCGCTGCCATGTCCGCCGCTAACAGCGTGACCCCACAGAGCATCATCGCCAACGCAGTGACCGCCGAGAAACTTGCCGCGAACAGTGTCGATGAGACGGAAAACGGTCCCGACTGGAAGGCATTGTCCCGCAAGCATGAGAAGCAGGCCAAGGACAACTACGAGCAGCTTCGCAAGACCGAAGCCGCCTACGAGGAGTCCCAGAGCCAGCTGCATGACTTGCAGGTGGAGAACGCGCGTATGAAGGCTCAGAAGGCCCACCCGCAAATCAGCGACGACGTGTTCGCCCTGTGCGGCGAGACCGAACCGGAGAAGATTTCCGAATGGGCCGAGAAGTACGCGGCGCTCAACCCGGTCGCGGCTCCGACGAAATCCGAACCCGTCCGCGAGAAGGCCGAACAGGGGGCACGCACCCGTGGCGAGGGAACCCCGAAGATTCGTTCCGGCACATACGCAGACGGGTACGCCGCCGCCAAGGCACGTCAGGAGCAGAGGCGCCAAGCCCGCTCCGCCAAGTAACCACAAACATTCAATCGAAAGGAAAAGCACATGGCATACGAGAATGTGCGCTCCACTGGCATCGTGACCGTGGAGGAGAACAACGAGTGGCGTTTCGGCAACCACACCGATGACGGCACAGTGAGCGTCACCCTCGACCTGTCCACGTTCAACGTGAAAGATGATACGAAGCGTGACAAGTACCTGACCGGTCTTGGCGACAAGGCCACGACCATCTGGATCAAGAGCGGCATCCCGCTGGCCAAGATCACCGCCTCCGGCGAATACGGCCCGTATGACCCGAATGCCACCGATGGGCGTCAGACCAAGATCGCCGGCCTGTTGGAAAGCATGGTGGAGATCAGCGTCACGTTCGGCGGCTGGGATGTGGTCAACGGTGCGAACGTCGGCATGCGCTACCGTGGTGACATCATCAAGAGCAAGCTGCCGGTCGTTCCCGCCGACGACGCGGTGTGGGGCGGCAGTTTCTTCGACATCGAGGACGATACCGTCACCCCGCTGTCCAACGCTTCGGCCACCTCCAACATCACGGTTCCAGCAACGGTCACCGCGGCGAACATCACCGACGCCTCCACCGTCGGCCGCAGCATCCTGACCGCCAACGATGCCGCCGCAGCTCGCACCGCCATCGGCGCCGGCACCGGCAACTCGAATTTCGACGGCTCCTACAACAGCCTGAAGGACAAGCCGACGATTCCCCCCGCCTACACGCTGCCCGCCGCCACGGCGAACGCGCTCGGCGGCGTCAAGCAGGTGACCATCGCGGCGGGCGCCAGCGCGGCGGACATCGTGACCGCACTCAAGACAGCCGGCATCGCCAAGTAACCAATCCAACAACCCTTATAAGCCCGCCCATTGTGGCGGGCTTTCGTATATCTGAAAGGAACCCTCAATGAGTGGAACCCTGGAAAAGAACATCATCAGCCCGTCCGAGGCGTCGGGTGTGGTGCAGTCCGGCTTCGATTTCATCGACGGCCTGCTGCCGTTCGGCTCCGTGTTCCCCGTCAAGTCGAATGACGGCAAGGACACGGTGACGTGGCAGAAGATCATCCCGCCGAAGGAGACCGACGCCATGAAGTTCCGCGCCTGGGACGCGGAGGCCGCTCACGGCAAGACCGTCGCCCAGTCCGGCGAGAACTACACGGGCCTTATCCCGCTGTCGAAGATGGGCCACATCTCCGAACGCGACGTCATCAACCACACGGGCGATTCCACGTGGCTGCATGACAAGGCCGTGGAAATCCTCACCCAGTTGGGCCAGGAAGCCGCCGTACGCATCGAACTGGCCCGCATCGCCGCCATGGTGGACGCGAAGATCACCGTCGAGGAGAACGGCCTGAAGGCCAACACGTGGACGTTCGACCGTCCGACCAGCATCTCCAAGCTCACTCCCGCCAAAGTCTGGTCGGACGTGAAGTCCGATCCGGTCACCGACGTGCAGAAGTGGGTGGACGCCATCAAGAAGGAGCGTGGCCGTACTCCGGGTGCCGCGCTGACCACCAGCAAGGTCATCGACGCGCTGCGCACCAACGAGTCGTTCATCACCGAATACACGGGCGTTTCCCTTGCCAATTCGAAGCCGCGTCTGACCCGCGCCGAAGTGCTGGACGTGCTGCGTACCGCCTGCGGCCTCGCCGACGTGCGCATGATCGACGTGCTGTACACCGACCTTGAGGTCAACAACGGCTTCAAGATGCCGGTGGACACGAACACGCTGATCCCCAACGGCACGTTCATCATGTTCCCGCCGTTCAACGATACGGGTCTTGGTTTCACCGCCTCCGGCCCGACAGCAGAAGGACAGGATACCGAATACGGCATCAACAAGAGCGTGAACGACGGTTTCATCGGAGCCATGTTCTCCGGTGGCGCCCCGGTCAAGTACGACCTGTGGGCCAACGGCACGATGATGCCGATCCTGCAGGAGGCCGTCAGCACCGCGAAGGCTTCCGTCCTCGGATAGTAAGGAGGGGTCGTGGCTTCCATCGATTCCATCGACTGGCTGAAATGGTTGCGTGTCAACGCGCTCGACCAGCCCGACCTTCTCCTTGACCGGTTTCCCAACGCCTGGCTGCTCAATGAGTGCGGGGTCGCTGCCGACATGGTTCAGGCTGAATGCCAGAACGTGGCCCCGCGTTATCAGAACGGCCTGTTGAAGGAGCGCACGCTTGGCTATGTGGTGAGCCAGATGGTGTTGCGTGTCGTCCGCTACCGGCAGTTCAAGACCGAATCGAACGGCAGCTACTCGTATACGAACTTCGATGCGCAGGACAATCCGCCCGGCAAGGACGGTTCCATGAACCTGTACGTGTCGAAACGTGAGAAAGCACTGTTGGAAGGCCATTCCGACTCGATGGGCCCGATTGGCACCGTGCATATTGGTCTCGACCGCGCCTACGGCATGTGAGGCGCTTATGGAGACCTATGACATGGGCCACCTCTACGACGGGGTGGATATCGACGAGCTTGGCGGAGGCCACCTGTATGACCGTACGGAGCTGACCGGCCATGGCGTCCGCCAATTGTTCGACACGGATTACGTGGTCGTGGTCAACCGCCGTCATGTGCAGGACGCGCATGGCGGCTACCACGAGCAGGTGGGTGACCCGGTGAAGGTCTTGTGCTCCGTGGAGGGCCGCGCCCAGCAGGCCGGCATGTTCTCCATCTCCGGAGCCGAGGATAAAAGCCCTTCCGGCCAGAACGGCGGAGGTCTGCAGGAGGTCACGCCCCTGCAGATTCTCGCACGCGAATGGCCCGGCGACATTCACTCCCGCATTTGGTACAAGGGCGACTGGTATGACGCCGACGGTTATCCGACATGGCGTGGCAGCGGCAGCGTGCTTTCCCAGCATTGGGAGGTTCGTTGCCGCCGCGTGGTCATCGGCGGCTACGTGCCCGGCGGAATTCCCGAACCCGAATGGTCGAAGGAGGTGGGCGCCAATGGGCCGCGTGACCATCAAACCGAAAATAGGCCGTGACATAGCGCTCATGTTCGGCCCCGAAATCACCCTCGAAACAGCCGAGAAAGCGGCCGTCATGGTCAAGGCGCAGATGGGGGCCGGAACGGTCAACGACCGTAACCATGCCGTCGCCCGAGCGGACTTGTCGGATCGTATCGATGTCTCCATACGTCCCGGCCACGCTCAGGACCATCAGGTCGTGCTGAGCGTCAAGGGGCGCGAGGGTACGGAGATTGCCTCCGCATTGGAGTTCGGTTATGTCAACAATCGGGCCGGACGCCGTTTGGCTGGCATGCATTCCATGCGCAACGTGGCCTCGAAGCTGAAGGTGTAGGCCGTCATGGACAACATCTTCAAACATCTCGCCATCGACGTGCGCGAAAGCATCGACGCCGAGCAGATCGTCTACGAGCTGCTGCAAAGGGAATACCCGAACGAGGATTGGACATCGGTCGCCGTATACAGCGAAATCGACCTCGATCTGAACGCCGTGGCCGAGAACGGTCGCGTGATCCTCTACGAGGTGTCCCCCGGACAGCAGGTCGATAGGGGTTTGTGGCGGTTCACCGTGTCGTTCACCGTTCTCGCAGCCGACACGAACAATCCGAGCGGCCTCGCCCGCAACCTGTACCGCACCGTCATGGGGTGGCCGTTCGAGGAGAAAACCTCGGCGGGCAAAATCAGCCGCATCAACAGCATCGACCTTCCCCAGCGTCGCAGCGACGCCAAGGAGAACCAAGGCAAGAACATCAAGGAATACGGTTTCGACGCCTCAATGGACGCGCGGGACCTCATCTGACCTACAGGGGTCGGCCACATGGCCGGCCCTTTTCTTTTACCCAAATCCAATATCCGAAAGGAACCATCATGGCTATTAATGGAGATGCGCTGCTTCAGGCCGCGCGAGGAACCGTGTTCACGGCCCCGGCCAAGACCGCCATCCCGACTGCCGGCGTCAAGCAGTTTCTGTTGAACTCCGGTAGTGTGACGGTCGGCACCGCGGACACTCCCGTTTGGGATAATCTCGGCCACACCTCCAATTCCAACAAGATCAGCTTCAGCAAGGACGGCGGCGACACCACCACTATCGACACGTGGCTGATGGCCGCCGCACGCACTTCCACCGAAGCCCCGACCATCACGGTCAGCGGTGCCAGCGTGCAGGGCGACAAGGCGACCCTGAAGAAGGTCACCGGCGGCTGGGATGGTACCAACGGCGGCGTGATCGTGCCCATCAAGCCGATCGTGCAGAAGCTCGCCTTGTTCGTCCTCGCCTACGATGACGGCGACAAACTGTCCTTCGGCTTGTATCTGCCGGAGACCGATTTCACGTTCGACACCATCGACCTGACCGGCGACGAGTTCGCCGAGTTCAGCTTCAACGCGGTGGTCAAGTCCACCGACGTTCTGAAGAAGGGCCCGAACGGCGAGACCGGCGGCTACGCGCTGTTCAGCCCGGAGGATTTCAAAGTAGGGTCCGCAACCGTCCGTCCTGCGGATGGTGGAGACCCGCCGGCCACAGTCGAGGCTGGCAAGGATATCCGGCTCGCGGGCCAGCCTTCCACTCTCGGCGGGGTGAAGCTGCCGGCTCCCACCGCCTGACATTGATTCATCCCCATACGGTTCTCCTATCCGGGCCGTATGGGGGTTCTTCATTCACGGATAGGCTTCACGGATAGGAGACGGCATTGACCGCCAAGAAAAACACCACCGAGGAACCAACTCAGAAGTTCCCCGAAACTTTCGAACAGCTCGTCAAGGAATATCCGGAGCTCAACGGACTCCCGAAACTCGTCAGGGCATGTGACTTCAACGCGGAACAGTCCGCCGACTTCACCGTGCTCCTCACCCTTCTGGACACGCAGATGCCAAATTTTGACGGCAAGGACCCGATGGACGCGGCTCTGGTCATCGCCCGCGTCGTATCCATCTCCAACGACTTCTACAAGGGGCTCGCCACGGACAAGAAAGCCTACGAGAAGTGGGCCACGGGCCGTGACGGCAACGTCTTGTTCTCCGCGTTCCTGAACCTGAGCATGTTCTACCGGATCGAACTGGGAAAATCCGAAGCGTCGAGGAAGCCTACCGAAACTGCCCAGTCGAACTGACCTGCGACTTCAGACGCTTCTACAACCTTGATATGCCCGCCGCCATCCACAAATATGACGGCGGGTTCCTCGTAAGGCTCCTGCAGGGTTTGTCGGGTTATGACGAGTCCCTGTACCGCGAATGGCTGCTGAATCATCCCATGCAATCCGAGACCGCCGATGAAGGCGAGTCACGGCGCATGCTCTCCTATCACCGTTATTCGCAGGACACGAGCCTCCTGCTGGGCATTTTCAACCATGTGGGCGCGTTGACGTGCGGGCTCATGGAAACCAAGAACGGCAAGCACCCCGAGTTCACGCCGATTCTTCCCCCGGACACGGAACAGCCGGAAAAGCCGGTCGAGGCGAACCTCGATTCGATGAAGGCCTTGTTCTCCTCCCGATAACTGAAAAGAGGTTCACCGATGGCAGTATACGAGGGCGGTGCCGTTGGCATCAGCATCTACCCGGACACCAATGACTTCGGTGCGGAATTGCGCCGCAAGCTCGCACGTTACGCGGACGAAAGTCTCGACATTCCACTGAACGTGGACGTTGATGATGCGAGCTGGACCGCCACGAAACGGCGCATACAGTCCGATGACCTGACCAAGACGGTCGAGATTCGCGGTGACGATAAGACACTGCGGAAAATGGTCGATGGCATCAACGACCGTAAAATCTCTCCGAAGGTTGAACTCGACCAGGCGATGACCAGCCTCCGCAAGCTCGAAAAGGAGCTTGACGGAGTCCGTGGCAACGCGAAACGTATGGGTAAGGCCATCAAGACCGCATCCGACAACGGCTACCGATGGAAGGTGTCTGCCCGGTACGCGAAGCAGTATGGCCAGATTCTTTCCAAGCAGACCGCGTTGGAGAAGAAGTACGGCGCTCAGAGCGAACGGGTTCTGGGCAAGACCCGCAAGAACATTCGTCAGCTTCAGGACGCGATCCTCAAGTTCAAGCCACTCGGGTCGAACGTCGTGGAGATGAACGAAGCGAATCTTGCGATCGCGCGAATCGACCGAGAGATAAAACGGCTGAGGGACAATCCTGACGCGAAGATTCGCATCGACATCGACCGTTACGCGAAGGTCGTTTCCGACCTTGAGAACGTGGCACGCAAGACCGACGAGCTGAACCGCAAGGAAGCCCGCGTCAAGTTCTATACGAACGGCGCCGACAAGCTCAAACGCGAGCTGGATGATCTGCGCCGCCGTTACGTGAACCTGCCCAAGGAGATAGAAACCTCCTACAGGCAGGCCATCGACCGCATGAACACTGCCGGCCATCTCGCCGGACGTGACAAGGATTTCAAATATGTGGCCGACCTTGACCTCGATGTGAGCAAGGCCCGCCGCAAGGCCCGTGATTTCCAGAACGACCACGACAAGCTGGAGATGGACCTCGACCTGAAGTCGGCTGCGGCTTCCGCGCATCTCATGTACCTGACCCGTCCGCGCAGCGTGGAAATCTACGCGAAGCTGCACGCCACGGACATGGGCAAGCTTATCGACGGCATGCTCTACGGTGCCACCGGTCTGCGTGGGGTCAACAACCAGTTCCAGCGATTGGTGAATTTGTTCGACACGTTGGACACGAAGGTTCCCATACTGGGTGCGGTGGGCGCCGTCATCGGCGGAGTGTCCGCCGGCGCGGTGAACCTCTCCTCCAGCGTGCTCGGCGTCGCCGCCAGTCTCGGAGCCATGAGCAAGGCCGCGTTCGCGGCTCCCGCCGCCATCACCGGCTTGGGTGCGGCGTTCGTCGTGCTCAAACATGCGTGGGGCGAAAAAGGCACCACGTTCAGCGACCAGATCGACATCGCCACGACGAAGCTCGCCGGTTTCGGCGACGCCATGGACGAGGCGTTCTACGAGAAGGCACGCCCCGCCATCAGAAGCCTGATGGACGATGTGAGCGGCACGCTTATCCCCGGCATGACCGGCATCGCGTCCAGCGAGGGCAAGGTGGTCGAGGGGCTGGCGGACATCATCCGCGAGTCCGACAAGGCCGGCGAGCTGTCCACCATATTCTCCCGTACTTCCGAGGCCGTGGACAATCTCAATCCGGGATTGCAGAGCGTGGTGAAGTCGTTCCTCCGCTTGGGTGACGGCACCAGCCAGTATCTGCCTCGCGCCGCCTCCTATTTCAGTGATATGGCCTCGAAGTTCGCCGACTGGGTGGATAAGACCCGAGCCACCGGCGAGATCGTCGCGTCGATGAAGCAGGTGGTCGAACAGGCCGGTTATCTGAAGGACTCGTTCAAGGGCGTGTGGGGCATCGCCACGGGCCTGTATTCCGCGTTGGCGGAAAGCCAGAACGGGCTCGAAGGGTTCAGCACGGCTGTAGGCAAGGCCGACCGTGCGGTGAACTCCGCCAGATTCCAGACCACGCTCAAAGCGTGGGCCAAGGGCGCGGAAGCCGCGAAGAACGAGATGCGCAACGCCTTCTCGGACATCGGTTCCGCAGCCTACGAGCTGCGCGACACCACCGCCGGAATGTTCACCGATGCGGGCAATACGATCAGCTCGTTCACCCGTAACACGAGCCGTCTTCTGAAAAACTCGAAGGACGGCATCAGCGGATTCTCGTCGGGAGTGTCCGAAGGCTTCCAGAAGGTGTTCTCAGCGGTTGGCGACGCGAGCCCCGCGTTCAACCAGCTGCTGAAGACCGTGGGCCAGCTGTCCAAAACGTTCGGCGGTACCCTTGCCGCCACGTTGAAGGCCAGCGCGCCGCTCATCACCACGGTCGCCAAAGCCGCCGAGGCCACCGCCAATGCGTTCAGCAGGCTGCCCGAACCGATTCAGGCCGCGATAGGCCTGTACGCCACGTTCGGCAAGGCGGGCATGACCGCTTGGAACACGGTGAAGACCGGTCTGGTCGAGAACACGCTGCGCATGGTCGAATACCAGAAGGCGTTGAACGGGCTCGGCGTGACCACCAAGACCGCCGGCACGAGCATGAAGGATGCGGTCAGCGGTTTCATCGCCGCCAACCCGGCCTTGAATGGCATAGCCGACAGCGTGAGGAACGCAAACGGCGTGCTAGGAAAGACCGGTGCTTTGGCCAAAGGTGTCGGCAGCGCCGTGCTGGGCGCGTTCGGCGGGCCGGTCGGAGCCGCCGTGACCGCTGGCGTGGCCGTGGTGACCGCAGCCTACTCGGAGTATGTGAAAACCGCTCAGGCCAATGAGCAGGCGTCCGAGAACATTCGCACCGCGTTGGAGAAGATACCGGATTCCGCTCAGTCCGCAGCCGAGGGAATCACCGAGGTTGGCAAGGCCATCAAGGAGAATTTCGACAACACGGATTATTCCGGCACGAAGTTCGACTGGTGGTCGGATATGACCACGGGTTTTGATTCGGTGAGCGACGCGGCCAAGAAGCTCGGTCTCAACGTCAGCGATCTCACCAAGTCCGTTACCGGTTCGCAGGCCGAATACCAGGCGACACTTGACCGGCTCGATGCGACGATTGAGAAATACAATGTCAACGTCGGTCATGGCATAGGCAAGAACGCCGATCTGGCGAGGGCCGCGCAGAAGGTGAAAACCGCGCTTGAGGATCAGCGCAACGAGTACATAGCCAATTCCGAGGCCATTGCCCAAGCGAACGGGTATGCGGAGGGTTATGCCACGAAGCTCATCAAGCTTGGTGAGGATTCCGATTCGGTGTCCATCGCCATTTCCACTCAGGCCGAACGTACTCAGATGCTGGCCAAGGCTCAGCAGACTGCTGCGGATTGGGCAGAACGTCAACGCACAGCTCAGCAGAATGCGTTGAACGCGGCTTCCGACTACGGTGAAACGTATTCCAATATGGGGGATGCGATAGCCCGCGTCAATCAGTTGGCCGCGCAGAGCGGCCCGGTTTGGGATGCGAACGCTGCTGGCATCCAGGGCGTGACGGGCTCGTTCAACACGATGAGCGAGGCCGGTCGCGAGGCGCAATCCGCGTTGGAGAATCTGGGCAATTCCGGTCATGACCTGTTGAAGAGCATGGTCGAGTCCGGCGCGTCCGCCGACGTGGTGAAAGCCAAGCAGGCGGAATTGGCGAAGCAGTTCCTCGCCACCGCCGACAGCATGGGTATTCCCGCCGATGCCGCGCAACGGTTGCAGCAGATCTATGGTCTGACCCCCGAGGAGGTCACCACCCTGTTCAAAGCCGAAACGGAGCAGACCAAGACCGCTCTCACCCAATATCTGAGCAATCTGCGAGCCATCTTCCCCGGGGACGGTAACACGGCGGTGTTCCAGACCATTCTCGAAGGCATCAACAGTGGTGCCATCACGAGCATGGATCAGGTCAGCTCGAAGATGGACGAGCTACGCAAGAACGTCAGCACCGACGGTTCCGGCAAGTACACGATTGTCCTTGACGCCGATGGCACTCAGGCGATCGTTGCCACCGATATTGTCAAGAAGCATGCCGAACTGTTCAAGGCCGGTTCTGATGGTAATGGTTACACGACCAAGCTGAACGCCGACGATCTGACGAAAGCCACGTTGGATTACGTCGAAGGCAATCTCAACGCCTACGACCAGTTGGCTCCGTCCGCCGACCTGAACGCGAAGGACAATTCAGGCCCGGCAAAGGCCAGCGCCGATGCGAACGCCAGCAACTGGGATGCCCAGCATCCCACCGCGTCGTTCGACGGTGACGCGGCAGGAGCCGCAAACGCCAAGAGGTCGGCCTCAAATCAGGGCTGGCAATGGAACGGCAGCACGTATAACGCTCAGTTCGGTGCCAGTACGGAAAGCGTGTCCAGTTCCTTCTGGAGCGCCATGCAATCCGGTTGGGAATGGGCGAAGCAGAAGTTCTTTGCCGTGTTCGGTGTCAAACGCCAGAACGCTGAGGGCGGTGAGGTCGCTGGTTCGGGTGTTACCAAGACCGGACGTGTGGTTGGTCAGGGCAACAATACGAGCGATTCGGTTCCGTTGAATGCCTACACGGATGCGAGTACCGGTGAGTACGTGATACGTAAGGCCGCCGTGCAAAGCATGGAAAACCTGTACGGCAGGGGAATCATGGCCGCTATAAACGCGACCGGCAGCATTCCCAGCAAATACATTGCGGACGCGCGGCGCACCAGCCAGATCACCATGCCTTTCGGAGGGTTGAACGGCGGTTCCAAGTCCGGAGGCTGGTCGATGCCCATCGAAACCAGTTCGGGCGACACATACAACCAGACGTTCATCTATCCGAGCGTCACACCAATCGAGGTTCAGAAAAACAACAAGCTCGACCAGTACGCGAACCTCGGTCTCTTGCAGTAGGAGGAAATGATGCTCTCCACCATGTCCTACAAACTCAACGGGGTTGTGTTGGATACGGAGAACTGTCTGGTCATCGTGGGCTCCACGCTCATGCCGGGCATCAGCACCCGCAGAACGGTCACTACGGTGCCCGGCGTGAGCGGAACCCTGAATCTGGGTGTTCCGCCCGTGTTTGACGAGCGTGAGATCACGTTGAAAGTGGACGCCTTCACACCGAAAGTGTATGAGGAATCCTCTCGAATCATGCGATTGTGCTCCATGCCTAACCTGACTCTTACGAGGGTGAAGGACGGTGTGGAGCAGTCCACGCGGGTGGAGCTCACCTCGTTGACCGCCGACGATGACAGTTCCCATCCGAATAATCTGGTGTCGTTCACCGCGAAGTTCGCCATGCCGGACATATGGTGGCATGAATCAGAATATTGGGATCGCCCATTGCCATTGAACAAGGACGGTCTCGTGTTCCCGAAACCCGTCACCATCAACAGGTTCTGGACAAGATGGTCGGGAGAAGCGAACAACAGCACCTCACTGTTGGCGGATTTCATCACCATGTGGCGTGGTGAGGCCAACAATTCCAAGAGCCTATTGTTCGAGGGAGGTATCCCCGGCGACGGTTTCTGGGGCGACGCCCCGTTGACCGACATCGTTTTCCGATTCCCCAGCACCGTCACCTCCGTCTCCCTGACCGACCCCACGTCGAACACCGGCATCAGTTGGACGGGTGCTGCGGACAGTGCGAAACCCCTTTACATCAGGCCCGACATCATGCGCGCATGGCGTTCCGACTATGCGAACTCCTGGACTCCGACCGGCACGGACGTTTCCACCGGATTGGATTATCCGGCAGGCGGAATCCTGCAGGTATGGCCTGACATTTACGAACTGTACAGATTGAAGGTCACCGCCACGGGCGCGACGGGAGATGCGCTCATGCATGTGCGACGCGCATGGTGGTGACGGGAAGACACTTATGAAGAACCTCTCCATCCGTTTGAAAGCGTACAAGCCGAACGGCGACACTCTGGGCCTGCTCCCCCAGCCATCCTCGTTTTCCGCGAGTTTCCTGCACGATGACACGGGCGCTCTCCGCTTGGAGTATTCCCGTAAGGCGTTGAATGGGTCGATTCTCGAACGCAAGCTCGAAACCGGTCTGGAAATCGCGGTCGAAGTGTCCGATGGCGGAAAATGGACGGAACCATTGAACGGTCGTTTCGTACTCATCTCCCGCAGCCGTGACGCCTTGGACTCTTCGGATACGGTGACGTTCACCTGCCCCTCCTATGCATGGTTGTTGAACAAGGCGCTCATGCTCGACCTCGCTCATCTGGAGGGTGACGGGGACGATAAGGGCAAGCGTGTGTTCAAGAAGGCCTCTGCCGGTCTGGTCATGCGCACGTTCCTTGATGAGAACAAGACCCGTGGCGGTATCCCCGTCACCTGCGGTTTCGACACGGGCAGGGATTCGGCGGGCGCTGCGTGGAAGAGCGTCATGACGCTTGCCTACACGCCGGGCATCAGCAGTCTCACCGCGTTGGCGAATCTCGCCGGCAACAAGATTTGCGACTGGGCTTTCGACAAGCGGACATTGAAAATCTGGAACATGGACTCCACGGCATTATGCCGTGATCTGAGCCGCATCTCCGTCCAATTGGCGCATGACGTGCTCGAAGCCCCGGAAGAGGAAAGCATCGAGGCATTGGCCTCGCATATTCTCGTGCAGGGAGATAACAACAAGGCTTTCACGAGGGATAATCCCGCAGCGCCTTCCCCTTGGGGCAAGTGGGAGACGTATCTATCCCAGCAGGGAATCAGCGATGATGATACCGCCGCCCTCTATATGCAATCCACTCTGGATACTGCGGCACGTGTTCGAGGCCAGTATACGAGGGCCCTGCGTGTCAACGATGCTCCGAGTCTTCCTCTCATCGATTACCGTCCGGGTGACTGGATCACCGCGCCAACCGTCATGCATGGGGAGAAGGTGCGTGTCCAGCAGGTCACGTTGAGCTTGGAATCCAACCAGTTCAAGGCCAGTGTCGTGTTGAACGACAAGGTTTATGACGCGACCGTACGTCAGGCGAAACGAGTACAGGGCATCACCGGTGGTGCCATCAACGGCGGCACGGGCGGTGGTATCCCGGCTCCGGAGAAGGATCATCGTACGCCGAAGGCTCCAGCTGGTCTTGTGGTGCAGACGGACGCATATATCGGGTCTGACGGGTACGCGCACGGCTTGGCCACCGCCATGTGGAGCGCGGTCACGCAGGCCACGAATGACACGAGCATCGAGATCAGCAATTACGCCGTCGAATGGCGCAGGCACGTGGACGGCGCGCCCTGGCATGCGGCCGGCACGACTGATAAGACGCAGCTTGGTTTCGGCGGATTGGATTGCGGCACGCAAATCGAGGTGCGCGTCAGGGCCGTGCCGACGTATTCGGACAAGCTCGGCGAATGGTCGAGCGTTTTCGTGGCCACGGTCGAGTCGGACGTGACGCCATGCTCCGTACCGTCGAAGCCGGTATTGTCGTCCGAGCTTGGCGTGGTGACCGTCCACTGGGATGGCAGGACAAGCACTGGCGCGTCGATGGAATCGGATTTCGATCATGTCGAGGTCGGCGAGGGCGTCAATGCGGCCGGCATGACCGTCATCAGCGCCACCCAGTCCGGTCGGGGCGATTATCTCGTGACCGGTCTGGCCGCCGGGTCCCGGCACTCCTATGCGCTGAGGTCCGTGGATCATGCGGGCAACCGTTCCGGCTGGTCGGCAGTCGCCACTGTCACCGTCGCGTCGGCGGTCTCGCCTGAAGAGGTCGAACAAATCCAGAAGGATTTTGCTGACAACAAGGAGGCGTTGCGGGATAACACCGCGAAGCTGACGCAGGCGCAGAAGGACATTCAGGCGAACAAGACTGGTCTTGACACGGCGAATCAGACGCTCACGCAGGCCAAGGCCGACCTGTCGCAGGCCCGGGGGGACATCGCGCAGACCAAAAGCGACCTGACCACGGCGAACGGGGAGATCAGCAAGGCGAAGGAGTCGGCTGCGCAGGCGTATGCCGAAGCCCACTCGAAGAACCATACCTTCCGTGGCCCCGACGAGCCGAAGGACAATCTCATCGTTGGCGACCTGTGGCTCAAGACCCAGAAGTATTGGACGCGCTGGCAAGGCGAGAAGAATAATTCGCCCAGCCTCATGGCCGACTTTTACACGTACTGGACCGGAGCTCCGAACAATTCGCCGTCCGTGCTTGTCCCGTTGGCCGACCGCGTGATCGACACGCTCGTGTGGGACGGCTCCAAGTGGAACCACATGGGCTATGCCGACGTGGAGGACAACAAAAGGCAGATCGAACAAGCCAAGTCCGACATCGCGGACAACGCCGCGAAGACCACCGACGCCAAGAAGACTGCCGAGAACGCCGCTGCCGCAGCGAAAAACGCGCAGGGCACGGCTGATACGGCCAATGGCGCGGCCAAGACCGCTCAGGATACCGCCAATGCGGCCAACGCCGCCGCGAAGAGTGCCACCGCGACCGCAGGTCAGGCCAAGGATGCCGCCAATGCCGCCCAGACCGCCGCCGAAAGCGCGAAGAAGACCGCTGGCAATGCCGAGACTTTGGCGAATACGGCCAATGCTTCGGCCAATGCGGCCAAGACGGACGCTTCGGCTGCGAAGGCCACTGCCTCGAACGCTTCGAGCGTGGCGACCCAAGCGAAGGCCACGGCTGACAGCGCGGCACAATCCGCCACCGACGCGGCGAATGCCGCGCAGAAGGCGAACACGGCCGCCGCCGCAGCAGCTGGCGTGGCGAACGGCAAAGCCGACGTGCTCATCCAGTCCACTGCTCCGGATGCGTCGATGCGCAAGCCGACTACCTTGTGGATCGACACCACCGGCGGCGCTAACACGCCGAAACGGTGGAACGGCAGCGGTTGGATGGCCGTGACGGACAAGGCGGCCACCGATGCGGCCAATGCGGCTGTCAAGGCACATGCTGCCGCGCAGACGGCGCAATCAACGGCCGACAAGGCTTCGACCGCCGCCGCCAACGCTGCCGCGCAGGCGAATCAGGCACAGGCCGCAGCTAAAAAGGCTCAGACCACCGCCGACGGCAAGAACCTGATCTACCGTGGCCCGGACGAACCCGCGCATGATGGGCTGAAGCCGGGCGACATGTGGTGGCGCACCCAGAAGTATTGGACGAGATGGAAAGGCGAGAAGAACAATTCGCCCAGCCTCATGGCCGACTTCTACACGTACTGGACCGGCGCGCCAAACAACAGTCCGAGCGTCTTGGTGCCGTTGTCCGACCGCGTGGTCGAAGTGCTGACGTGGGACGGCACCCGCTTCACGCCGTTCGATCTCGTGGCCAATAACATTCTGGCTGCCGGCACGGTGGCCGCGAAGCATCTCGCCGTGGATTCCGTGACCGCCGAGAAGGTCAAGGCCAATGCGATCACGGTGGACAAGATCGCCGCCAACTCGGTCACTACCGAAAAGCTTGTGTCCGACGCGGTGACCGCCGCAAAACTCGCCGCCAACTCGGTGCAGGCGCGCAACATCGTCTCGCTCGCCATCACCACCGACAAGCTGGCCGCGAACTCGGTCACGACCGCGAAGCTCCGCGTGACGGAGGACATGACCGTGGCGCTCCTGAATGTCCATAAGATTCAGGCGGGCGACATCGTGTCCGGCGCGGTCACGACCGACAAGATTGCCGCGAACGCGGTTAACGCCGACAAGATTGCTGCCAACAGCGTTAACGCGGACAAGATAGTGTCCGGCGCGATAACCGTCGACAAGCTCGCGGCAAACAGCGTGACCGCCGTGAAGATCGCGGCTGGAACGATCACGTCTGACAAGGTGGCGGCAGGCCAGTTCCGAGGCTACGTCTTCACCGGCGCGATATTCCAAAGCTCCGAGGCCGCGAACACTGGCATGAAGCTCAATTCGACCGCATTGCAAATGTGGGATTCCAATCATAACCAGACTGTCTATCTTGACGGTGAAGGCAAAAGCAATCTGCTGTCCGGCACGTTCCAGACCCGCGCGAGCGGGCATCGCGTGCGCATCAGCCCGGATTATCGGACTAGCCTCGTCGGCGGCACGGAGACGTTCGTGGGCGACGGTATTGAATTCCCTGCGTACAAGGGGGCGACCGCCTACTGGAAGAATCCGGCCATCGCGTCAGCCATCCAGTCGAATCAGGTCGGTGAGATAGGCGAATTGGACTTGTGGAGCGGACGCATCACCGAGCACGATCCGGCTGCTTTCCTGCAGCTCCAGTCCAAGCCGATCAGGAAGGGCGGCACCGGCAGTGATGGCGTCGTATCGCGGGTGTACATCATGGCGAACACGGATTACGACGAGCCGGACGAGAGCAAGAAACAGAGAGCGTCACTCACTCTGTACGGCGACAGTCCGAATGGTTCAAATGTCTGGCTCGAAGCTGTCGACGCGAACGGAACCGTCGGAGTCGGAGCGAACATCGCGACCGGATTCCTGTATCTCGGCGGCTTTCTTGGCGGCATCACAAACCGTTGCACGTTCCACGGCGCTGCCGCGTGGAAGGCGTGGTGGCCGAAGCCCGGCCAGAGCATCGCGACCGGCGCATCAGCGCAGGTCAATTGCACGTTCAGTCCGACGAAATACGGCCACTATTACGTGGTCGCGAACGCGGATTCGCAATGGGCCGGCATCATCGCGCATCCGGTAAACACGGGCGGCCAGAGCGGCTTTCAAATGAAGCTTTACAACGCCGACCAGCCATGCCCGGTCGACGTGTACGCCGAATACCTCGCCTATCTGGTCAAATGATTGGAGGAAATCTTGTCAGCAACTTTTGAATGTGACGTGAACGGATTGTGCATCATCCGCTGCGATCCGCCGGTGAACGGGTCGGACAGTTTCGTGTTCACGCCCGACGTGATCGCATCGTGGAAGGCGCTGCTCGGATTGGCTTCGACCCGTGAGGCTATCGCGGCGATCATGCAGGGCAGGGAGGACGTGAGCCGATATGACCCGAAGACCGGCAGGGGCGTGTGGACTGGAGCGTTCGAAGCGTTGGAGTCAGCTTTAGCGGATTCCGCTACCGGGGTGAGCATGCTCGCCGCCGATGGGGAAGTGTTGGATGATCCGCTGACAGCCGCACGCAACGAGACGCGCGCCGGGATGCGATTGCCGGTCATGTCTAACGAGACCGACGCGCGAATGCGCGCCGCATTGACCTCGGATGCTTCCGGCGTGGAAGCGTCGAGCGGCATCGACACGGCATGCACGCGGGATGTCGAGGGATTGGATGCCTTCCTTGAGGATGAATCCAGTCAGGCGATGCTGGACGAATGCGAGGAACGTTTCTACGAATCGCTCATGCCAAGACAAAGCCACTAATAGTAAGGAGATTGATTATGGCTGACGAAAACAATGAGAATGCGACCACGGCGGACAAGATTGCGGCCAACAGTGTGACGACCGCGAACCTGCCGGCTGACGCGGTGACGGCGGACAAATTGACTGCGGACAGCGTGCAGGCGCGGAACATCACCGCTCTTGCCGCCACGACCGGCAAGGATGATTCCGACGTGTCGGCTTCGGGAGTGCTTGACCTGCGCCCGCCGCAGGAGAGTCTGAAGGCGGAATTGTGCCGATTGGGATTGGAGTTTTCCAGCGCTGACGGCACCGCCGAATCTTGGCGCGACTATCAGCGTGGCGTGCTCGCCACGTTCGACGATTCCGGCACGTCCGTCACGTTGACGGACGTGAAGACGAATCTCGGACGCACTTTGACGCTCGAAGAGCTTAAGGCCGTGACTCGTATCGACACGATGACCGCCGCCGACTAATCCAGCATTCCAATTTTTTCAACCCCTGCAATCCAATCGGATTGTGGGGGTCCCGCATTTCAAAGGAGACTTATTTTGACTCAGATTCCAGCCGACGCGAACACCGTCATCGACCAGCTCTCGCAACAGATCGGCACACTCAACAAGCAGATCGCGATCCTGTCCAGCCAGCTCGCGGCGGCCATGAAACTGATCCCCAAGGATGTGCTCGACAGTCTCGACAAGGAGGCCCCGAATGCAGAGGATTAACCGGTTCCCGGACCCGAATATGGCTAACACCATTTTCCAATGCATACAAGTGCGATGCACTGTGGATTTTCCGACCGTCGGCGGCTTCCGGTGGCTGCGTGCCACGACCAGTGGCAGTGGTGACGGATACGCGCAATACGAGCTGGCGGGAGCCAATCTTCCACCGGCCGGCGTGTATCACATTCACTCAATCTGCTATGCGCAAGGCTCCGGCGGATTCTTCCGCGTCCATGCGGGCGACGGCAACAGATACACCCTCCTGTACGAGACCGGCATCGCAGACGATCAGACGAAGGTAATTGACGCGGACATCACGATTCCGGCCAACACGACGCAATTGCTCATACGTGTCATACCACCGTCCACGGTCGGCAAATTCATACTGATCAGGGACATCCTCCTCGAATCCAAGTCCACTTGGCGGATTCTAGTGGTGGTTGCAACACCTGAGGTTTGAGCGGCCTTCCATGGTCACGTT